CGGCTGCACGGGGCTCACGGCGCTGCCCGATGGCCTGAGCGTCGGCGGCTCCATCTACCTCGACGGCTGCATGGGGCTCACGGCGCTGCCCGATGGCCTGAGCGTCGGCGGCTCCATCTACCTCGACGGCTGCACCGGGCTGACGCACGTCACGAGTCACGCTGGCGTCAAGGGGAACATCTACCGATAGCGGCAAACGCCGCGACCAATCTGCAAGGTGCAGATCCCCACGCTGGCACACTGAATGAGGCGACTCGCGACGTGTCGGTTGACGCGGCTGGCGTGGGCTGGACGAGTAGGAGAGTGAAAAATGCGTGTAATTTCTGTTGATCCAGGTGGAGCATACGGCATCGCGATCTGCGAAGACGGCACGGTGATGCACAGCGAGCAGGCGACGATGCCAGCGAAGTTGACCAAGATGACCCACGCTTGGCGCGAGTTGTCTGTGCTTGTGAAACGGTTTGGCGTGCCGGACCTGGTGACGGTGGAGCAGCCCGCGATCAAGGGTGGCGGCTCAACGTTCGACTCGCAGGCTGGACAGTGGGCCAACATCTTCTGCTGGCGTCACGCGGCGGAGTTGCACGGCTGGCCTGTCCAGTGGGTCAATCCTGCGTCGTGGCGGGCGATGATGACGCGGGCGGTCAAGGCGACGCTGCAACCCGGCGAGGATGCCAAGGCTGTGCTGCAACTACCGCAAGCCGAGTTGACCGAGCGGTGTGTCGGTTATCCGGTTGGCAATGATGAGGCGTCGGCTTTGTGGATGGCGCGATGGGCTTATGAAAATGCCGAGCAATTGACGCCAGAGGCGATCAAACTGCACAAAAAGCGCAAGGCGACGGCGAACAAGGCGAAGCGGGAACGCAAGGCTGCGAAGGAAGGTGCGAAATGAGCGGATTACCCTGCGAACACGGGCGCCCAGACTGGCGGATGTGCCCGCATTGCCTCGGCATCAGCCGTGGCGTGAACCAACCTGCTGCTGCGGCGGTTCAAGACTGCCGCACAGGGCTGATCGCGCCGCTTGAGGATCGGATTGCGACGCTTGAAGCCGAACTTGCCGAAGCGCGGGAGCGCGAGCGGTGGATCGACGTGCGCGAGAGGTTGCCGGAAAAGTACCATCCTGTAGACACGTTCGGTACATCCGGCGTGGACACGAACTGCCACGATGGCACTCAGTGGCTTGAATGGCGCGTGACGGACAGTGGAATTGAGGCGTGGCAGCCGGTCGATTTCCAGATCACACATTGGCGCGAACGCCCCGCGCCACCCGAGGTATCCCAATGACCGCCGAGACTTGCCCACGATGTTGGAGCGCGGAGTGCCTGCGATGGAAAACACTTGCTGTGGATGTTGACACGTTTTACAGAGACTTGGACCGCGACGACTGCGCTTCCCGCACCGCAGCCCGCGCCGAATCCGCCGAGCTCGCCCGCGATGGTTTGGCGGCAGACTTGGCGCGGGTGACGGCGGAACGCGACGCGCTCAAGAAAGGTATGGCCGTCCTGCAACGCGAAGCCTCCAAGGTCCACCGTTGCCAGGCGCACGGCGGCAAGACGAGTGGACCGTGCAACCTCTGCGACTGCGATGCGAATGCCGAGAAGTTGGTGCGGGTGCGCGAGTTACTGTCAGAGAACGGCTGCGATTGCGAATGCGACCACGATCACGGCGATCACGACGACGACTGCGACGAGTGCTTTCCTTGCCGTGTTGCTCTCGCCATTATCGAGGTATCCCCATGAAAACCAGCACGAAAACCGCGATGGCGATCTGGAAGCGACTCGCCAAGCAATCCGCCAACGGCACGCTGTACATTTGGGACGCGCAACGCTGGCTTGAACAGGTCGGACACGACGCGGTTGCCAGCGGGATCGACTGGCTTTGGGCACCGCACACGAACCAGTCACACCGCGAGCAGGCGCGGCGGAATCTGCAAACGCTGGCGCAGCGCAAGATCGCTGAGTTGGAGGCGCTGTGAATCCCGATCCCGTCCTGTACTGCCTCGCCGGCTGCGGTCGCAAGACACCTGAAACGACTTGCCGCGAGTGCCGCAAGCCTGGTGGGATTTGGGCGCGGCTTGCTCGCGCTTGGTGGAGGTTCGCGTGGTGAACAATCTTGAACAAGTCCGCGCCGCCTTCCCGTGGTGCGAGTGGTCCACCTGCGAGGATGGGCACTTGTACGGACGTGGCGGCAAACGCGGCGACCTGACGATCTGCGACTTCGACGGCTGGGGATGGATGTTTGAGTGCGACATGGGAATCACGAACAGCGAGCGCGACTTTGCGACTCTGCGGGAATGCCTCGCGGATCTGAAGTCGCAGCCGTTCTAGCGCCACGGCGCGATGCCTGCGATGCCGCGGGTTGTGGAGGTGGAAAGTGATGCACAGCATGGACGAATGGCCGCCAGACCAGCCACTGCCAAACGCGGACTGCTCCGTCAACGTGATCCTGCACTATCCCGACGACGTGACGTGGACAGGCTACCGCGACGGATGGACGGGCTGGATGCGATGGGACGAACTCGGTATCCCGCAACCGTGCGAGGATGACGCAACACAGCCGATCGGATGGTCGGAACTGGAGGTGAAATCGTGAGCTACAGAGCAGGCATTCAAGGATGGGGACAGAACACGTCGCCGCGTATCATCTGCGACTTGTGCAACCGAGAGTTGCCGATCCCGCTCGCTGGCAATCGTCCGCCCGCATGGTTTCTGAACAAGAAGCCGCCTCCGAGTTGGACAGGTCGCATCGCCGATGATGGCACGCGCCGTGACTACTGCTCGACGTGCAAGGTGAAACCATGAAACTCAGCACGAAAACGGCAATCGCGACGGTAGTCCTGTTGGCGGGGTGTAGATCCCATCGGGAGATCGCGATCCACGGATGCGACCTTGCCTGCGACTCCAGCCACGGGACGACCGAGGATGTCGATCCCGAATGCTTCAAGGCGTGTATCGCAGCAGCGTTTGCCAATCGCGCGACGGAGCCAGACCATGCACCTTGACGGACGGACAAGCGAACGCTACTTCGTGACGCCGATCGACTACAACGACAGGTTGCGCCTTCGCAGACTGCCGCGCTGGATTCGCTGGATCGACGACGCAGGACCGTACCAGCGACCGCCGCAGAAAGCGTTTCGGCGTTCGTTTCGCTGGCACTGTCACAACACGGCCATCGTGCCGTTTTGAGGAGGACACGATGCACGAATGCCAAGACTGCGGACTGACCTGCATGTGCAGTGCCGCCGATGACTTCGGACTTGCGCGCCCGTCCGCGTGCAAGGGATGCAGCTGTGAGGCTCGCGCGGATGCAGACGACTACGCCTATGACGAGTGCGGCTGCCGTGGCACGGAGCGTTGCTGGCAATGCGTCCAAGATGACGGCGTTGGCGATGAGCGGGACAAGCAAGGCTACTTGCCCGAGTTTGATGGATTCTAGCGCCACGGCGCAGCCTGCGGGCGAGGGGGAAAGCGATGTTGACGATGACTTACAGCGAGTGGCAGCGGTACGAGGCGGCGATGGCAGAGGCGTGCAACCAGACCGGCGATGTTTGGCCACAACTCGATCACTGCCAAGCGCAATACTCCAAGTGCTTCACGCTGCCGCAGCGGATGGCTATCGCTCTCGGCGTGGACAAGCGGAGACCGCTGAACGCGGTCAACGACAAGTGCCGTCGGCTTTTCACGTCGCTGTCGATCGTGCTTGGCGGACATGAGTTTGCCGACGAATGCACAGCAGAGGCGCGTATCAACTCAACTCGCGGGCGCATCATCGTTCAGTGCGTTGGCTTCCCGGACCGCGACTCTGCAACCAACGCGCTTGAGCGCCTGCTTGGCCGCGCCGAGTACGATCCGCTGTTCAATTCAGCCGACGCGGACCTGTAGGCTCGCTGTACGGCCAACGCTCCAAAGGAAACGGCCGCTGCGGTGTACTCTGGCCAAGCCCTAGAGCCTGACCTTCCACCGCAGCAGCCGCCAATCCGCCGCTTCCGCGAACGGGGTCTACTTCGGCGCCGTGGCGACTTTCTCCCACGTCCAGCAGATCATCGCGACGCACGCCATACCCGTGATCGCCGCCAGTTGGTGATCGCTCAGCCTGGCAAACGTGGTCACACAGCCCGCGAGGCTGATTGTCGCCAGCCGCTTCGACAGCAGCCCCAGCCCGATCGCCTTCAACTGCGCGGGCAGTGACGTGTCTGGCGGAATCTTCAACTGCACAATCGGCGGGGTGTCGGGCATGGCCAGTTCCTTTCAAGCGGTCGGGTCAAGCGGCAGACCGTCCGGGCCGAAAGTGCCGGTCAGCGTGCCCGTCACCGGCGCGGTCAGCTTCGCAAACAAGTCCTCGACCTCGACAATGGCCGCGGCAACCAGCGGCTCCGCGCCCAGAATTGTCGCAGCCACGCCACCCGCGGGCAGGAATTGCAGCGCCAGCGTCGTCGCTTCGGCCGCCACACTGGCGATCGTCTGCTCGGTCGGCGTCATTTCCGGCGGCGTGGTGGGCAGCGTCTTGGTGAACGCGTCGATCTTGGCGGCGATAGCGGCCAGTACCGGGTGCGTAGAACCCTCGGCCTTGAGCGCGAGGGAGAGAAGTTTCAGCGTGTTCATGTGGCTCCTACTTGGCTTGCGGGCAGGTAGCGCCCTCTGGGAACGGCTGCGCGGACTTGGCGCAGACGGAATGGGTCGAGACTTTGGACGTGTCCAGATGGCCAGTGGCGACAGCGGCTTTCAGCGCCGCATGGTCCGTGAAGCAAAGTTCCGCGAGCTGGTATCCGGTCGGCGTGGCTTCGCGGAAGGTGCCGCAGGTGGCACAGCCTGCGAGCAGAATCAAGGCGATGGCGGTCAGGTGGCGCATTGGGAGTCCTTGAGTGCTTGGCGATTCTGGCGCACGTACCGCAGCCGTGTGCCTTCGCAGGCAGGACAGCCGCCGTGGTTGCGGCAGGACTTGTCGAAACGCTTGGAGCCGCGATACGGATGCCGCTTCTCGTGTCCGCTGGCGATGGCTTTGTCGAGTGACATTGCGCCTCATTCCCCGCGCCAAACGACGCGGGCGGTTGGCAGAATGTACCGCTGCCAGCATGGTTAGGCAAGGTGCGAAAACAGCAAAGCCCGCGATGCGGTCAGGCGTCGCCTTGGACTGCGGGCGCGGGCAATTCCAGGCCCTCGCGGTTCAGGTGATTCCACGCTTGCGGCGGACGCAGCGCGCAGCGTTCGTGCCCGTAGCCAAGCCACTCCGCGTCCTCGTGCAAGTGCTGGCGATGGCCGCAACCCCACGCGCAGACGTACCAGCGACCTGTGCTTGACCATGCGCGGCCGATGATACGGGCTTGCGCACGCCTTGCCACGGCGCGTTTCATGTTGCGGGCGGGGCTACTCATGCGGCGGCCCGGTGAAGGCTTGAAACATCCTGCGGCGCATTCCTTGTTTCATGTCGCCTCATTCGTTTGTTCTGCCGATGTGGACCGAGCGCATTGCTCGGTTGGTTCCACATCAAGCAGGATTGCCCGGTCCGTTTGGCGATCCACACAGAGCGGTCGTTTCTCCATCGGTGTTCGGACGGGGGCGCGTGAAGGATTCGAACCTTCGGGTTGTTTCTCCAGCCTTGCGACTGAATTGGGATGGACCTCTCCCCCAACGCGCCCATTGAAAGCATAGGCTATCTGGTCAAGGCGTACAACCTGCACCAAAGCCCTTGGTGATTGTGCCGCGCGCAATAGAACGGGTCAACGCCGTTCGGTAGGTCTAGCAGTCAGACGCCCGGTTGCGCCAACTGCGGGTCATGGATCGTCAAAGCGTTCAGGTCATCTTCCGTCGCGATCCGGTTCAAGTCCACGTTGCCGACGATGCCAGCAACCTTGCCGCCCTGCGTCCACTGCCACGCCGTCCACTTGTCCCAAGCGCCGCACTCGCCGGGGTCTGCCGCGTTCGTGTACCGCGCAATCCAGAGGAACGGGTACGCTGCAAGCAGTTCCGACCGCCCGCCGTCCATGCGGTTGATCAGCGTGCCGTGGTCCGTGTACAGGACAAGCGGCGTATCGATGACGGCGCGAAATGCCGCAGCGAAACGCGCGCACCACGCCATGATCTCGTCGGCTGTCATGTGTTCGGGCAGTCCGCCGCTTTCCACGTCCAGCGCAGGGATGAGACCGCCAACGTCAAGCGCGTCGATGGCGTCTGCGAAGTTCTGGGCGTTTGCCTCTGGCGTCTGCGACAGGTCGGCGAAGTGGTACGCGCCGATCCGCACGCCCGCAGCCAATGCCGCCTTGCGCCGCCCAGCCGTCCAGCGTTCGTCACGGTTAGCCTGTCCTTGGCTGGCTTTCGCCCAAGCAAAGCGGATGCCGGCGCCAGCGATTGACGGCCAATCCACGTCGCCGTTCCAGTGGCTCAAGTCTAGTCCGTTGATCATCGCGCATCACAAATCGGCGTCGCGTCCTCCGCGGTCACAATCGCAGGCAGCACGCACGGCGTCGCGTCAACGGGCAGACCTTCAATGCCGGCAGCAGCAGCGTTCAGGACGGGCTTGCCGCATGAGGCCAGAGCGAGCGCGGTAAACATCAGGAACAGGATGGGAATGAGTTTCATTTGGTCCTCTGTGGCGGAATCGTCGCCAGCGTCATCACATCGAACAGACCGACAGTGTGCGCGGAAGCTCCAGCGCAGCAGTACTTGTCGAAGCCATCTTGCCGCACTTTCAACTCGACAAGTGCGCCGTCGTGGCTCTGGACTTTGCCGATGGCGATGGCGATCTTCTTGTCGCGCTCCGTCTGCGCAAGCTCGAACGTCGTCCAGCGACTTCCGGCCTGCCAGGACAACACGGCGCCGGTTCCGACTGCCGAAAACAGGACGCCACTGATCGTGATCATCGCCTGCACCTTCATCTTGGTCAGGTCGATTCCGCTCAGGTTGCGGATGTCATGAAGCAGTTTGGATCGGTGAGAAAGCGGTGGCGTCATCGTGTCCTCTAGGCGTCGCGTTGGCCGAGCAGATACGCGGCCGTGTCGTGGTTATCTGCCAGTTGGGCGAGGAAGTTGTCAAGACCGAGCGGGCATTTCTTGTCCGCGAGAAGGCAGTGATCCACGGCTATCCCTCGCCGCGCGCCCGCATGGCGTGCAACTTGCGCTTGGCGGCCATCGACAGCATCTCGCGCCGCTTTTCCGCAGCCGACTCGTGCTTCTCTCCGCCCTTGTCGCGTTCGCCCTTGGGCTCAGCGTGCAGTTTCTTGGCAGCCGCCTCCGCCAGCGCGCCGATCTTCGGGAACTTGCGCCGCACCGCCGCTTGCACCGCAGCCTTCTCCGCCGCCGTGCCGTACTGCGCAACCCGCGCAAGGGCGTTCCGAGCGTGATTTTCGTCGGGAATCGGGTACTGCCGCGTCTTGGGAAACACGAAGTCAGACGGACGCAGTTTCTCGCGTGCTTTCGCTGAGAGTGTCGACATGGTTACATCCCGCCCGGACCAAGAGGAGCGCCGGTTGCCGTCACTTTGACGACGCCACCGCCCACAAACGTCTTCTGCTCAATGAACAGCCCGTCGACCGCAGACAGGTCCAGCGGGATAAACTTGTTCGCCGTGATGACGATCGGCGCCTGCGCTGCGAACACGTTGGCGGGACCGCTCCAGAACCACGGGACGACGGTGCAACCCGTGCCTGCCAGCAAATCGCACCACAAGCCGCCAAACTGCACGCGCGACGCTTGGAGGAGAAACGGGCTGCCCGCCGCAACGATGGTCGACCCAGCGGCAACCAAGGCGTACGTGATGACAGTTCCAGGCGTGGTGACGTTCACGGACGCGTCTGTGAAACTGAACGCGACACCGACAGCGTTCTGCACGGAAACGACATGCCCCAACGCGGACGCGCTGTAGCCGTCGTTGCCGTTGATTGCCGCAGCGAGACCCGTGGCAATGTCGTCGTTCGTGTCGCCGCCTTGGACCGTGTACGGGTACAGGTGCCCCAGGTTGTCCTGCACGCGCGCAGTGTTCGCCGCGATCCCCGGCTGATGCACGGCGGTCACGAACGTTCCCGCCCCGTCGTTCGGCACGTAGCCTGACGTGACAGCATCAGCCGTAACACCTGCGACCTGATGCGCGCCGTGGATGACGCCGGCGCCACCGTCCGTGAACGTCCAGAGCGTATCGCCAGCCGCCGCGGCGATCAGCAGGTCCACCATTTCCTGCTGCGTGGACTGCGGAACACCCGGCGTCGTGTTGACGGCAGGCCCGAACGTTGTTCCGCCAGCCCCGGTCACGCCTGCGGAAATGACCTTCGGTGCGGTGCCGGGAAACTTCTGCACGCAATGCACGCTCGTGCCCACCGCCGTCACCAAGTAGTCAGCATCCGCCGCAGCCGCCAGCGCCACAGCGGCAGCCGTGGACGCGTCGTCGCCATTGACGGCCGGCGCGGAGTAGGTCGTGGCGCCGATGGTCAGATCGCAGGTATCGCCGCCCGTGGCCGTGCCGACAGGCGCGTCCCAAACATCGGCGACAGCGGCAACCGATGTGGCGGTCCACGCGGAACTGCCGGTCAAGGTCGCAACGTCGCCGCCGAGAGGACCGGGCGCGCAAACAAGCGTGCTGTACTCGACCTTCGCGACGTCCGGCTGCGGCGTGCCGGTGATCGTCAACGTCGACGCCTGAGCAACGCCAGAAAGCGGCGTCCCGGTGTCCGAGGATCGCGGCCCCCACGGGGAACCGTTGCCATTGCCTGTGCCGGATGGGAGCGGAATCGTTCTGGCCAAAGTACACCTTCCTTTGTCTGACTAAACCAGCGTTGCGGCTGGCATCTTTGGGCAAGTGTAGGGCATCGCGCCCTCACCTTCAACGTTAAGCGGTCAAACCGCCATGATGGTGACAGCCACGTCGATGGCGGTCAGTACGCCGCCCGAGAGCAGCGACCCGTTGGTTGTGTCGATGACGGACACGATGCAGTAGCCGCCGCTCACGACGCCTTGGAAAGCAATGGGCGTTGCGGCAATCGCGGTGCCGGGAATCGACGCGAGCGTGACCTGCACGGGCTTGCCGTTGAACTTGGGCCCGACATAAAACGAAATCGAGCTCTGGCCTGTCAAGATGGTCGCAATCGTGCCGGAGAACTGACCGACCGCCGCGCCCGATGTTGCGCTTGTGCCGTCCTTGATCCCAGTGATCTCAGTCGGCGCCGCAAACTGCATCTTGTCTTTTGTCAGCAGCATCGCCAGCGTCTCGTCGGCGCCAAGCGCAAACGCAAGCGCTCCCTCGGGATGCGCTGGGTCCGTGACGACGGTCCAGACCGCGCCAATCTGCGCAATCGTCTGCTCGCCACTGCTGGACTTGTAGCGGAATGGCAACGCCACGCCGCCGCCCGTAGTCGGGGGATTGGCGACGTTGGTCGTGTACACGCGCAAGGGCGCGGCCGCGCCAGAAGGCGACGATGCTGGCCAGATGTAATCTACCGGCATAGCAAGCGCGCGGATCGTCGTCGCGTTCGGCAGCTGCGACACAGGCGCGTCGGTGTTCAGCAGGTAAGGCGCTTCCGCAGGCGCACCGCCTCCGCCTCCGCCACCACCGGACGCGGCAAGAAAGAACGAGGGGGCTACGCCGACGCCAGCCCAAATGACGTACGTGTTCGTTCCAGCGCCAAGCGAGATGGACGACACCGGACCCGGAATCGTCAGACCAACGCCCAACGGCACAGGGATCGTCACCGTGCCAATCGTGACAACGACGCCGTCTCCCGTGCCGCCCGGAATGACGATGACGTAATCCGCCGTATTCCCTTCCAGGTCGTTTTGCACGTTGTAGGCGATGGGCGATCCGCCGAGGGTTCCGGCGTAGGATTTGAAGAGCGGTTGAATAGCCATGGTGTCCTACTTCGGCGCTGTGGCCTTGCTGTGGAGAATACGGTAGACCCGCATGTACTGCTGGTTAACGTGGTCGATGGTCAAGTCGATCGCGTGCTCGATGCGTTCCAGCGGTCGTGCGTCCTTGCCCTTCATGTTGCGCAGTTCTTGATGCGGCGGCACTTTCAAGCCCTCTTTCATCGCCTGCTTGATCATCTTCGTGTACTGAACCACCATCTTGGGGTTCGTCGGGTCAAAGTCCTTAGCCTGCCAGCCCAAGCCGATGATTTGCTGCACCATCCACTGAATCAGCGGCTGCGATCCCTTGGCGGTTTCACCCAGCGAGCGGTTGCGCCCTGACGCCTTGGCGAGAAAATCGCTGGCCGCGCCTTCCGGCAAACGCGGGTGCGTTTCCTTGCCCTTGTCGCTGGCGGCGCCCGCAACGGCCCGCAGGATGCCCGCGTTTGTTCCGCCGATGACGGAGTTGCCCAGCGAACGCGCCACGTCTCCAGCGTCGCCAGTGCCCTGCATTGCGTCGTAGATGCGCAGCAGCGGACCGCCAGACAGGTACGCCAGCCGCATCGCTTTCTTGACGCTGAAATCCTTGCCCGACATGGCGTCGCGCACGGCTTTGCTGAACTCGTGCTGTGCGCCGGACTTGGCGCCTTCAGTCTCGTGCAACCGTTGCGCCAGCGTCGCAAGCCCAGCCAAGCCACCGACGATTGCGCCTGTGCCGCCAATCTGCGCCGTTTGATCCAGCGGGACGCCTTGAATCACATGCGGGTTTGTCAGATTGCCGATAATGATGGATTGATCGTCATCGCTCGACCGGCGATAGGCGTCGGCAAGTGGACCGTTCGCGCCCTGCTGCTCAAGTTGCGACCGCACGCCGTTGATCCACACAGCGCGACGCAGCGCAAGTCCTGCTTCCGCACGGGCTGCACGAGCCAGCGCGGCGGGGTTATTCGTGTGCATCTCGTACGGCGACTTGAACAGCGTCTTGGATAGCAAGCCCGCCTTGAACGGCGCATCCACGGACGACGCAGCCCACGACACGAACGGCGTAAACACCTCGCTGCCATTGTTGTGCAGGGACTTCACAGCCTTGGCAGACTGCGGCAAATCCCCGTAGTCCTGAACGATGTCGGACGCGCGCAGAGTCGCATCCTTGCCGATCAATTCGTCGATCTTTTCCTTGCTGACGTAGCGCGGCTTGCGGTCTGCTGCCTTCTCGGCAAACGGGTCTTGCGCCGTGTAGCGATCGCCTTCCTTGCCGATGCGGATCGTCCGGTTGCGGTCAATTTGCAGGTCTTGGTACTGCCCCGTTTTCAACTCGTCGATGCTGCGAGCCTTCTGCTCAAACTGCATCACGCCTTCTTCCACGCGCAGGATGTGATCTCCGTGCTGGTAGAACCACTTGGAGAACTTCGTCGTCGGCAAGTCGGTCTGCGGGTCGCGGAACCACGCGAGAGCCTTGTTCATGCGCAGTTTCTCGGCAGGCGACAATTGCCGTTCGCCAAGTTCCTTCGATACGAAGTCCAGCGACTGATTGCCTGCTTTCGCCAGCGCGTCAAACGCCCGCGCTTGCATCGCATCGTCGGAAATGACGCCCGCTTTCTGCGCGGCTTTCCCGATCGGTCCAGACTCGACCTTGCCGGTTTCTCCCCATTTCTTCAGGTTGCGCATCAGCGTTTCCGCCTTGGCGACAAACTCGACCGGACCAAGCCCGCGATGGATCGCCGTGGCGTTCAGGTTGGGAAGCGCGTTGTTGATGCCGCCCGCGAGCGACTTGCCAGTGACGTTGCCCTTGAGAGCCTGCGTAATCTCGTGCAAGACGCCTTTGCCGGGTTTGCTGGCGCGTGCGTGCCACTTCAGCGCGTCGTTGACAAGCGGATCGCCCCACGTCTTTTCACCGTATCCGGTGTCGGGGTCCATCATCTTATAGCCACCGACCTGGCGCGCGACTTTCTTGACCTTGGCGCGTTCCGCTTCCGGCATGTCGTGCGTAGCCGATTCGATGATGCCGCGAAGAAACGGGGCGCGCACACCTTGCGGCAGTACCACGGGGCGCATGTCGCCGTTCTGGATCCCGCGCACAATGCCGTAAGCCAGTTTCGCGAGAGTGTTCTGCGCCGCTGTCTTGCTCTCCGCACCGCTGACAAGTTCTCCCGTGGGCTTATCGAACGTCGCAACTTGCACCGTGTGCCGGAAGTTCTCAGGTACTTCGTCGTCGGGGATGGATTCAAACTGGTTGGCGTGCGCTTCCAACTTGCGCCCCATTTCCTGCCGTCCCTTGTACCGCTCCTGCATGTTCTTGAACGACGACTGAAACGCTTTGGCGCGTTCAGCAGGCGTCAGGACACGCGGCGGGACAAGTTTCGCTGGGTCGAACGGGATTCCGTTCAGGTGCGGGACGACGCTTGTGCGGACAAGTCGGCGCGCTTCAAACTTGTGCGGCTCGACTCCCGCCTTCTCGGCTTCCGCTTCGGCTGCAAGATGCGCTTCACGGGCTGCGTCGTGCTTCGCCGCTGCACGGTCTGCAATCGTCTTGGCGACGCCTTCCGCGCGCTTAGCGGCGATGTGCGCTTGACGGGCGGCGGCGTGGCGCTGTTCTGCGGTCGCGGCGGTTGTGGCGCGAATCTTGGCCAATTCGGCAGCACGGCGAGACTCTGCGACCATTTCAGAGGCTTCGTCGGCAACGGTCGCGGCAGTCGCTTCTAGCGCGTCAGCGTTCGCTTTCAATTCCTTGATGCGCTCCGGCTTGTCTCCGGCTTCGACTGCAACGCGCAAACGCTCAGCGGCCTTGTCCGCAGCAGCCTTCGCGACGATAGCCTTCTGCGCCTTGTCCCGCGCCAACTTCTGCGCCGTATCCGCCGCCCACCTGGCTTGCTGCGCCTCTGACCGGCGATTGCTCATCTCGTCAGCAGCGCCAACAGCGTGATAGTTCGCTTCTGCCGCCGCGTTCTTGGCGCGTCCGTGTTCGTGCTGTGCGGTAAGCGCGTGTTCTTCGTGGGCAGCGGCAGCAGCGCGCAAACGCATCGCGTCACGTTCTGCCGTGTCCATCGCTTTCTGCCGCGCCTTGCGTGCATCCTGCTCGCTGATCGGCAGTTCTTCCGCATCCAACGCGCGATCTACGCCGCCTTCAGGATTGGGCGCGACTTCTTGCGCGTGCACAAACTCCTGCTTCTTGCCAGTCTCCAAACCCGTGCGGGGCGCTTTCGTCGCGTCCTCGCTGCGAGGATCCAATGCTTCCAGCAGCGTCGCCTTTTCGTTGGGGTTCAGCGGACGACCGTGTTCGCGCTCCACCGCTTCAAGATACGCATTGGCAAAGTGCTCGGGGTTGCCGTGCATCTGCCCGCGCCAGTTTGCTGTCTCGCCGTCGTGACCGACGATGTCAGCGGCGTGCAGCATCACGTCGTGCGTGATTGCAGGCTTGAACTGCCGCCGTTCTTCTGGCGTCAGGTTCGCCGCGTCCATCAATTCGTTGACGTGCGCCTCGATCGCTGGATGCGTCTCGGGTTGCAGCGCGGGAATGTCGCCCAGCGGATTGCCGTCCTGCACTTCGCGCGAGTACGTGAGCGGGTCTTTGCGACCGCCGCCAACTTCCTGACCGACAACGCGTTCTTCTGGCGGGATCAGACCGCGCGCAAGGTCGTGCTCGGTTTGCAGGTGCCGCTCGCCCGGAATCGCAACCTGCGACTCGACAGGCAATCCCGGCATAGGCTTGCCCTTGTGAACGGGCGCACGCGGCTTGGACACGTCACGACCGACAGCAGACGCGACCTTCTCCGCCGACGCCTTCAACCGCGCCGTCGCGTGTTCTTCTGCCCGCGCCAAGTCAGACACGAACGCGGTGACGATGGGATCGCCCGCGTGAAAGCCGTTGGCGAGTTTGGCAAGGTACTGGTCCGCCCACTTGCCGCCGATGCCGCGAAACGCATCTTTCACCTTGGCGGCAGCGCGGTCGAATGCGCCTTCTCCGTGAATGTCAGCTTGCGGCGTGACGGGGTGTTCAGGACCGACCTTGCCGGGTTGCGTCTCCACGTCCACGGGGTGAACATGCGACTCTCCTGCCATTGACGCGTGCGCGGCCTTGCCAGCGTTACGCAGCGCGCGAATGCCCGGCAGGTACGTTGCCGCCGTGGTGAACGGGCGCGACTCCAGCGATTCAAGCGGATGCTCCAGAACGTCGGCAGTGCCGCCGATCAGCCCTTGCGCTACGCCCTTGCCGATCTTCGCGCCCTCGCCAAACCCGCGCAGCGAACGCTCAAGGTTCGTCTCGTGTTCAGTTCCAGGAGGCGCCTCTTGCGGCAACAGCACTTCAGCCGCCAAACCCGGAACCATCGTGGTCATGTCCCACAAGTCAGTCAGCGCGTTCATGCCGCGAGATGCAGCGTACTCCGCAGCCGTCTTGGGTTCTCCCCGACGTTCCTTGCGATCCGCTTCCGCCCGCCTCTTGCCGGTCAGGTACGAGTTGCCAAAGTCCGCAGTTGCGCCGTGTCCTGCACCCAGCAGCACGCCGATTGCACGAGACACGGGGGACCACTCAACGTCGCGCTGGATCGTGGGCTGGTTTTGCGCTTCTTCAGTGCCCGCCGTTCCTTCTTCTTCCAACGTCGGAAGTGCCGCTTCCTGCTTCGCGCGCTTGGCCACACCCTGCGACGTGCGCAACGCCTTCAACGCCGCCCTTGCCGCAGGATCCACGCCAGCAGCCCACGCCTGCGAAGCCTCGCCCATGGGATCGGACGCGGCGCGCATTGCATTGGGTTGGATTGGCGTCGGGTTTGCCATCGGCTACTTCTTTGCCTTGGGGGCGCCGTGTTGAATCAGGCGCAAGCCGTCTTTACGGGCGTTGCGGGCCTCGCCAACGTCAGACGCGGGATCGTTCGCGTCTTTTTCAAGCTGTTGCAGCACCGCATCCAAGGCGGATTTCTTCGCTTGATTGTCGCGCCAAAGCTGCATTTTTTCGTTGTGCGTGGCTTCTTTCTTGGCTTCCTGTTCAACTTCCGCGAAGGTCAGGTTGTCGCGTTCTTTATCCGTCATTTCAGAGAGCAACTTGCCGGGCTTTGCGGGTTCGGTCGATTCCAGTTCCGCGGCCTTCTTGTGAATGTCCGCGACCGTCGCAGCGTGCAGGTGCAGAACCTTGTCAGCCGCGTCTACCAACTCGCGCCCAGCCGCAACGGAATCGCGCCCAACGTTGATCGTGGTCGTGTTTCCCTTGTGCAGACGCGGGTCGTAGTAGCCAAGTTTCTTTTTCAACTCCTCGATCTTGGTTTTGAGCGCAAACGAATCCTTGGCAATCGTGGTCTTGGCAGCCTTGTAGGTGGCTTCCGCCGTGTCCTTGACTTTCTGCTGGTCAAGCCTGCCCTGTGCGACGGTCTGCTTGCCAGTGGCCTCAGCGGCGCGCTCTTTCAGTTTCGCTTCTTCAGCAGCAACGCGATCCGTCCGCTTTTTGTCCTCGCGCGCATTATCCGCAGCCACGTCCGGCGTCTTGGCGTTCTTGTAGTAGTCCCGCTGCGCTTCCGCCAAGCCCGTCTGAGCCACCAAGTGCGCGGCTTGTTCCGGCGTCTGCGCTTGATGCGGCTGCGCGTGCGGCATGGTCGAAGCCAGGTGCTGCGCAAACTTCGCCCGTGCGTCGTGCGAACCCGTTACGAGGTCAAACAGGTCGTCGCTGTACACGCCAGCGTTGTCGATCTGCCTGGCAAGCGCGGCTTTCTTTTCCGGCGTGTCGGCAGCAGCGGCGGCAAGAATCATCTGCTCTTGGTTCATGCGCTGCGGCGCGGCAACGGGCGCCGGCGAAGGGCGCATCGCGTTGTAGTGCTGCATCAGCAACTGCGACTCGCGGTGATCTTCCGCCGTCATCGTGCCAGCGCGCGCCTTGGCAGCCAACTGCATCAAGCGGGCGTTCAAATCCGTCGCGGGCGCTTCTTCTGCGGGCGTTTCGGCCTTTGCAGGCGCTGTAGCGGCAGGTTCTGCGACAGACGCAGCAGGTTGCGCTGTGGCGGGCGCGGCAGGTTGCGCTGTGGCGGGCGCGGCAGGTTGCGCTGTGGCGGGCGTCTCCGCGATTTGCGGGGCTTGTGGAGCATTCTGAGAAGCGGGCGCACGAGGGGCAGGCTCCTGATTCAGCGCATCCAGTTCTTCCCGCAGATCGTTGAACTCTGCCATTTGCTGCGGCTCCATCCGTCCGCGCTGACGATAGAGTTCGTCGATCCGACGCTCGATTTCATCCTTGCGACCGGCGAGCGTTAGATCCATCGTTGATGCGGCAGCTGGCGGAACCGGCGCGGGGGCGGCGTGCTGTGCAGCCTGCTCCGGCTTGTACTGTGCGCGCTCCTCCGCACTCAGCAGCGCGTTTGCCTGTGCGCCGGTCAACAACTGCGTGCGCTTCGTGCCGTCAGGGTTGCGCGTCACAATCACAAACTCGTCAGTAGACGGGTCGTGCAGCATGACGCGGTTCTGGTCGATGCGAGTCGCGGGCAACATGCCTTTGGGCGTCTGAACCATCTTCACGGTAGGTGCCGCCTGTTGCGCGCGATACGCAGCGGTTGCGGCGGCGTCTGGCGTGCCCATCGGGTTCTGCGGCGTAGGCGGGGTCGCGAGTTGCGCGTCTTGCGGGCGAGCGCCTTGCGGCGTGGTCGACGGCTGGCGTTCCGGACCGTTCGTGATCTTCTCTTGAAGCAACTGCATCTCAGCATGGATCGCCGCGCCTTCTGCTGGCGTGCGCGCCTTTGCCAAAGACTTGCGCAGTTCCGTGTAGCGCTTCAAGTCATCTTCAGCGATGTGTGGGCGATGCGGGTCAAACACGCGGTCGTGAATGTCCTGCACGTCGGGGTGCATGGGCGCTTCGTGCATCGGTGCGAGCGGCATTCCTGCCGGAGCCGGATGCTGCGCAGACCACGCGCGCTGTGCGGCTGGATCTTGCGCCCAACGCAGTTGCGCCGCTGGATCATTCGGCATCTGACCGGGCGACTGTTCGCGCGCAACCCGCTCATCGGCGGCAACTTGGCGCATCCGCTGCTCATACGGGTTGCTCTGATCTGCGATTGCAATGCCGTTCCCGCGAGGTGCAACGGGAGCGGCCGCGACGGGCACACCACGCTCCTGCGCATACTTCTGGCGAATCCGCTCCGCCGCAGCCGCACGCAGCGCCGTCAGGTCCGGTCCAGCAGTCGCGCCGCGTTCAGCGCCCTGCGCGTCAGACACCGCGTTGCCGATGTTGTGACCCAAGCCCGCAACCAACTTTGCGACCTTGCCCGCAATCGGGTAGACCGTGTTCGTCGCAAAGTCGATACCCTGCGACAAGTTGAAATGCTGGTGTCCCGGATAGTCGCGATCCGCGCCCAAAGGCGTAGCGCTGCCGCCCGGACGGAACGCATCGACGGCAGAGGCAACATCGTTTTGATCAACACGAACGCGCGCCATGTGGGACTCCTAAGTGTTGATGCTGCCGGGGCTGGACTCAGATCCGTTCAACAGCCCGTTGACGTACTGCTGCACGGCGTCAATGACGGCGGGGTCGCTCTCGGTTTTCAGCACTTCCTGCTGGATCGCGTTGGCCGCCTTCTGCTTGTCGCCAGCGGTTGTGAAAAGTGTCCCGGAGTAGCGCGCCATGATCGAGCGCGCCGAGTCCAGAGCCTGATTGACGCGGGTCTGGCGCTGCTGCTGATCTTGGATCATTTTGTACTGATTCCCCGCAGCCTGAGCGATCTGCCCCTGTGCGCCGAGTTGCGCCTGTTGACCTTGCGCTGCCGTCTGCGCCGATTGTGCGTTTGCAGCGGTCGTGAACGCGCCAACGTTCTGAGCGTTCGCCTGATTCGCCTGCTGCGCCGCCGCGAGTCCGCCGCCACCGCCCAGGCTGCCACGATTGGCGTACAGAGCCTGCGCCGCTTGCCGCTTCATTGCGTCCAAGCCCTGCTGAGTCTGCGCCTGCTGCGTGGTTTGAATCGTGTTCCACAGGTCGCCGGTCTGACCCGCGATCTTCTGCTGGTTGCCAAGCGCGTTGTAGCCGGTCTGCCAATCGTTCTGAGCAGCGCCAAACGCGCCCGCGCCCGTCGTAGGCGTCGGCTTGCCGGTGTCGGGCATTCCAGTGGTCGGGTCGATTGCCATGACGTTCCTCCGAGTCCTACTACCATCCGCCGATCGCGGCGTTGCCCGATACTACCTTACCATTGACATCCGCGCCAACTGTCGATTGCTTACCGATCAGGATGATGTGGTGGCCGCCCGGTCCGGTCAAAACCGTTTCGGGATTGCCAGCGAGCCCAAAGGTTGCCGCGTCTTGAATCGACCACCGCAGGATCAGCAGATTCTCGCCGCCGCTTGTGGACGGGTTGACCATTGCGCCACCGCCGAAGTTGGCGGGCATTTGACCGGCTTGCGTGCGCCCCTGCGTCGTCGAGTTGCCCGCGCCCATCCAGAACGGTTTTCCCGTGCCGACGCCTGTACCGCCGTAGGACTTCCCGCCGTTTGCCGTGTTGGGCCACACGAGCGGGCAGTTGAGCAGAAGCATGTTGGCGTGCGTCTGGTCCAGTTTCAGGCGGTCCACGAGATAGGGAGCGTACGAATGCGCGCCCGTCGTGTCGGTCCACTGCATGAACGCGACCTGCTGAAACGACTGGTCGTCAGCAGAGAGCCCGTTGTACAGCGCCACGCCAACGCGATGCGTCAACGTCGCCGTCGTGAACAGATTGCCCCACTGCGCGCCTTGGCTGAAGACGCGATTCTTCGGGTACGGAAACCCGTTCTGCGCGACTACGACGTGATGCAACACGAAGCCAGTCGGCACGCGGATGATGCGCTGGTCGCAAACCGGGTTCTGATAAGGCGGGCTGCCGGAGAGGTACGGGAACCCGACGCCTTCAGGGCGCCAAGGCTTTGGACCGCTGCCAGTCGGGTTGATGCTACTGCCGCGCACGTCCCACCAATTCGGGAACATCTGCACGTTGATCGCCTGATAGCCCGCGTCTGCCGACAACTGCTCCCACGGGAACGTGTCAGCCTCGCTGCCGGGGTCGCGGCCGTAACCCGCGCGCAACTTGTCGAGAATCGGCGCTTCCAAGTCCGTCACGACCGTTTGCACGTCGTCGCCGGTAATGAGAGCGTTTCCTGCGGGCTGCGTCGGCAACGCCAGCGTGCCGGTCTGCGGCTGTCCGAGATGCTTCGTCGGCACGTTCTGCAAGTACGGGTCAACAGTCGGCGTCGTGCTTGCCGAGAAGTCGCGCGGCTCCAACGGGTACTTGAACATGCAAGTCAGGTTGAAGTTGGGCATTGCCAGCAGCGCGTAGGCAATCTCAAAGAAGATGTAACAGGGCGACAGCGCATGCGCGGAGTTGCTGGACGTGTCCGTGAACGCAAATGCGACTCCAGGCAGGTTGCTGACCGAGATGACGTTGTTCGCGTACAGCGCCGTGTAGCCGTTGTTGTTGTTGATTGCCGCAGCGAGTCCCGCAGACGCCGTTGCCAGCGTATCGCCCGCTTGGAGGACGTAGGTGTAGGTGTGCGTGCCGTCGTTGACTGCGAGCGTGTTGGCAGTAGTGCCTGCGGGTCCAGCGGTCGCGGTGAACGTGCCATCCGCCACGTTACTCAACGCTGCGGTCACGGTGTCAGCAGTCGGTCCCACCGTCTTATACGTCGCGATGATGTGCCCCGTACCCGGAGGCACATAGCCGCCGTTGTAGTTGCCGCCGTCCGTGAAGTTCCACAGCGTGTTGCCTGCCGCCAGCGCGAGCAGTCCGCTCACGATGTCCTGCTGACCGTCCGTGATGCTGGCAACGAAGACGTACGGACCGCCGCCCGTCGTGCCAAGAGTGAACGTATTGCCGCCTGTGACAGCCGCCACGAGATGCAACTTGCAATCGTACTGCTGCGACGTGCCGCCCGCAGGCGTTCCCGTGACGATCAACGCGCTGTGTTGCTCTACGTCAGGACCAGTCAAGCCTGCGAGTCCGGGAACCGAGACAAGCCAGTAGTAGACGCCGTAGGGGTTGATGTACTGCGACAGCCCATCGACCACGTACGGGTTGAATCCGGGAGTGCCAAACAGCGCCAAGCCCGGCAGCGTCAACGTCAGCACTTCCTGGTACTCGACGCTGTTGCCGTTCACGTCAAAGCACGTCGGCACTTTCTGGATCAGCGTCAGCACCGTGTCGTAGCGGCTCATATCCGCGTCGGTCAGATAGCCCGGAAACGGCGTCGTCGGGCGATCGGGGGTCTCCACCGGCCAAACGGTCCACTCGTCGGTGATGCCGTACGGGTTTGCACGCTGGTCCATCGACACGCACAGTTCAGTCAGGCGCGGCGCAGACGTGTAGGCTTGCGTTGTCGCGTCAAACACCGTCTGCGGAGGCGGGAAGATCATCGGCAGCGTCACGCGCGGCAGTTGGTTGGGCGCGAGTCCTGCGGGATCGGCGCCGAACGTTTCCGAGTCCATCGTGAAGGTCCACGACTGCTTGAACGGCACGAGTTGCGGTTGCCCCGTGACGGCGGCGTTGGACAGCGCCGTGGCCATGTCCTGCGCGGGATTCCACACAGCCTGCGACGTGAGTTTGACCCCACGCGGGAAACTGCGGACGGTGAACTGCGGATCGCTGTTGCTCATTGAGACACCGCCGGGCAAAGGATCGTGACGTGCGACGACATGACTTGCTTCTGCCACGGGTGATAGCCGAACCAGTCCACGTACGGCCAATCGCCCACGTTGCTGCTGTACTGCGGCAGGCTCAGAATCAGCCGCACGCGTGCATTCTCAGGGATTGGCTGGCGAGGGAACACGCGCAGGCAGATCCCCGCAGGGACAACCGTGGTTGCGCTGGGAGGCGGCTGCATCGTGTCTGCCGTCGTGTTCATGGGCGCAGTCGGCTGCGTGATCCAGAACTGAGCCGCCGTGAACGAGCGCAGCAGGACCGGCATCAACGACGCCGCGCGATTCTCAGTCGCCAGCGCCGAGTCCACGAGCACCTGAAGCGTGATGTTGTTGACTGGATTGCCAGCGACACCGCCGCCGTGCGCGCCGTCTGCGCCCCACAGGAACGGGTTGACGTGGAAGTCGTCGGTTGCCAGCGTGATTTGCACGCTATCGAGCAGGCATGGCTCAGTCTGCGACCACGCGCATTCCCACGAGAGGATGTCGCCGCCTTCTGTCTGCGAAGGCTGGATTCCAACCTGCGACGTGGACTTCGCGCGCCACGGGTTCGCAATGTCAGCGGCAGCGGGTGCAGGGGCGGAAGTCGATGCAAGCGAGTTGTACGCGCCCATCCACGGCAACGCTTGCGGGATCGGCTCTGCGTTCGCAGGCACGCCGTAGGTGTTGGGCAGAAAGCCCGCGACCATGTGCGTCTCGACCCAGCGCCGCGCAATGTCGGCAGGCAACGGCACGTTCAGCCGATTCGCCAGCGCGACGAGATCCGCCTGCATGCGAGTCGCTGAAATGTCCAGCCCTGCCGCAAACTGATTCGGGGCGATGCGCGCGGATTTGGTCATGCGATCACCGTCACGTTGACGGGCGGAACGTCAAAGAAGCAGCCGACGCATTGCACGTCTGCTGCAACGCCCGCGCTGTTGTCCAGCACACCGGAGAAGCGACAGCCCATGTACTTTGCCTTGCCGCCCGCCTTGACCGTGACCGCCGCAAATTGGCTGTTGAGCCACTGCCCTTGCGCGGTCGGATGCACCGTGACCGCTTCCGTGTGCTGGACCGTCTGCGCCTGGACAACCGCGTGATAGTTGCCGACGCCGAACGTCGTGCCGGGGGCGCCTTGCATGACTGAGGGCAACTTGCCGACGTAGGTGCCGTAATGCCCCGGCATCAGGGCGTAGTTGTTTCGCGTCGGGTGCGAGTCCACAAGCGACCCCGGAGGAACGAGGCGTTGATTCGTCACCGTGTCCTGCGTCTGCTTACGCGCGGCGAAGTTGAGCGTGTCGCCTGCGTTCTGCGGAAAGAGGATTTCACTGCTCATGTCAGCCCCCGCCGACCGGAACGGCGCAATCCGCCAACCTGACGAACGATGATGCGCACCTTGCTCACCTTCAACTGCTCGCCGTTGCTGTTCATACACCCAAACAGCATGGAGCGGAAGCGTTCACCGCGCACGCCTTCAGAGGTCGCGATCGTGTCCACCGCCGCATCGTCGATCAGCATGTTGCCAGCGGACGGCGTAGCGGAACTGCCCCACGTCGCGACGTTGTTGCCGGTCTTGCTTGTCGGAATCGTCGTGCCGTTGGGCTCGATACGAAAACGAGGCGCTCCGATGTTCTGGATCTCGTGCGGATCGCCGTTGCTCCAGTCGATCTGCTGCGCGGAGAAGTCCTTGAAATCGCTTGTCGTGACCGTGGCGTAGGGTCCAACCGGCCAGCCTGCGACTTGTGCCGCCGTTGCCTTGCCGTAGGACTGCAACACAGCGAACACGCCGCGCGACTTCAATTGAGCCTTGCCGTCGCCAATCAGCGGGGTGGACAGCGCCCAATCCACCGGCTGAGCCTGCGTGTTGTCGCCGAGATCCTGCTGCGGGTAGGATGGTTGCCCCGATTCCTGCGCGATGTACGCGTTAATGTCCTCGCCGTTGACCTTGGCGCGGGTGATTGCCCACTTCATGGACAGCGACGTTCCCGCTTCCGTGCCCGTGCGACGCTGCATCAGCAGGTAGGCAATCGGCTGCGGGACTCCGGCGTTGATGACCATGTATGGATACGCGGACCAGCCAGACGGCGGGACGCTGCCGTTCGTGTTCCAGTTGACGTGGATCGTATTGCCAGCGGGATCGTGGGTCGCGCCCGTGTACACGGATACGTCCTTGAACGCCGTGCGTGACTTGCAGCGCGCGGGAGGCGTCATGTAGTTCAGGGTGTAGCCTGAAATCAAAACCGGCTGCCACAGGGCATTGTCGAAGCGCAGTTGCAGTTCAACGCTGGACACGAGAAGGGACGCGTTCAGCGTGTTGCCAGCGAGGCAAAGCGGGACAAGCCACGTCGGCGCGGCGAGGGGATCGGGCTGCGTCGTGCGGAAACCTGCGGGCAGAAGAATCGGCGGCGCAATGTACAGCGCGGCGGAACCTGCGCTGGCTTGCGCGACGGACTGCCAGGACTCGTACGGCTGGCGCAGATCCTCTTGCGTCACGCTGCTGCGATCCAACGCACCACCGCGCCCTAGTTGCAGGATGTAGACGGACGAGTCCACAACCGAACGAACGGGAAGCGGGGCGGGCGGGGTCGCAAACAGCGGGAACGGCGAGAAGATCACGGCACCCCCTACACGGCTTTGCCGAGGTGCAGCACTTGGTCAGGGCTAACCGCCGTTGCGCTTGCGTTGGCGATCGTGCGCGTCAGCATCGGGCTTCCGCCGTCGTCGTTGAGCGTCAGCGTGGTCGGCGTGGTCGCGCTGTTGGGCACCCACTCGTTCAGCAGGGCTTTGCGGGCAAGGTTGGCCTGCGTCGCCCCCGTGAGAGCGTCAGCAGCAATTCCCGTCAACGCGCCAGCATTCGGCAACAGGTCTGTCACGGCCTTGACTGCCGCGAGGTCGCCGGGTCCGCCAGCCTTGGTCAGCGTGTCGACGGCTTCTGCTGCTGTAGCGCCGCCTGCCAGCAGATCGATGGTGCCGCCCCATTGGAACGGCACGACGACGACGGTTTGCGTCACTGAGGCATCCACAAAAAGCTCAATTGCACAGGAGCCTTGCAAACCGGCACCAGCAATAGCGGCAGCGGGAATGACGAACCGTACGCATATTGCCGACTCGTCCGTAGCAGTGCATCCGGTCAGGGCGTTGAGAAATCCGAAAGCAATGCTTGTTCCGTCGTTTGCGCGCACATAACAGCGCAAATTTGCAAACGTCGTCTCGTACGTGCTTGCATCAGTTCCGAGCGCAGGATACGGAACTCGAACGACCGCATCTTCCGAACTTCTGAAAATCCCGCCCATCCTTCACCTTCCCGCGCCGTGGGCGCTACATGCCGACACCCTACGGTGCGGGCGAATACGCCTGCTGATCCGACCCGCCGATCATGTACGTGTCGCCGTTGTTGCACAAGATGATCGGGTTCACAATCCGCTGCTGCAAGCCCACCTTGGGAACGCCGCCGACAAGCGGAACCGCCGTCGTCTCGTACAGCCACACCGACCACCCGAAATCGGGGCTGTAGCACAGCGTCAGGTCGTCAAAGGTCACGTACAAAAACTGATTCAGCGGATCCCATGTGAACGTCGACCGCCACAACTGATCCTGAAAGTCGATGAACGCGCGAGGCTGCGCCCCCGTCGCAGGAGATCCACCCAATTGCGTCAGGTAGTTCGTCAACGGGTTCTGAATCTGCTCAGGCAGCGTAAACCATGTGTCGATGCTCTCGCTGATCTTCGTGATAGCCGTGCCGCCGTCCGTCGTGTAGATCCCGCGACGGTCCATGAACACAACCGTGTCACCCATCAGCGTAAACGACTGCGGAGACAGACACCCGCGCGACCGGCTCAAGTTGTACACCACGCCACCGGAGATCAAGCCCGTCTGCGTCGGGTTGCTGGGTTGGTACAGCCAGGTCTCGTTTTCCGTGAACGCGAGGATCACGCCCTTCACCGACGCGATAGCCGTAATCGGCATTTCTGTCGGGATCGCAAAGAAGCTGTTAGCCGCGATGTTGTCGGGGCGATCCGCGTCGCTGAAGAACAGTTTGCGCCCACTCGCGTAGACCATGCGGTTTTGGAACGCGCAAAGGCACTGCGGAGGTGGGAAGGTCGCCGCGTTGAAGTACACAACGCCAGCGCCGGCGAACACGCCGTCCACGGGCACAAGCGTCTCCACCCACGCGCTATCGCCGTTCTGCAACGCGCCCGGGACCGTCTGCAATCGCTGGTCCACCGCGTACACGTCGATCGGGCGGTAGAACCACACGCCCTGCTGCGGGATGCACACGTACTGAAGATCGCTCAACTGCGTAAAGCACGGCACCGACAGCGGGTTGCGTTCCAGCCATTGCGGTTGACCCGCGCTCGGCAACGCAGCGGCGGGCAGGTTGCTTGTCCACTGCGTTTGCTGGCGAAAGACGTGCTCAGACCGCCGACCCGTCGTCACGTCGTACACCGACAGCGCGAACAGGTTGGTCAAATACTGGCCGCCTAGCGTGCCCGTGAAGCCCTGCAATTGATGCACGCTGAGAATCTGGACGTGCCCGAAGTTCGTGACCTGTAGCGTGGCTGCAAGGGGCGGACCGTAGCCGTACGCGGGCAACGTCGCATCGCGCCCCGCGTTGAGCGTTGTGCCAAATTGTGCCAGCGTGCCGAAGCCGCCGCGCACCTCCAAGCGGTTGACGCGGTACGACATGTTGAGTACAAAAGAGACGCCCTGTTTCTCTAATGAATCCGCATCGATGCCGCGCGTAATGTCCGCGTCGAGTACCGCTTGCTGGTTGTACGCGGGGTTTGCCATCAGGTCATCAGCCTTTCCGCCACCGGCAAAGCGCACGCCAACAGGCCGAAAAGAAACGCAAAGGAACCCCACGGGCTACGTTGACGCCCCGGTTGCACCCAGCGCGAAGCATCGCCGTTGCGACCTACCGCAAGCCACTGCTTGATCTGCAACAGAATCCCGTCAAAACGCTGTTGCGCAACCGGATTCTGCTGGAAGTCCTTGATCGCGTACGCCTGAAACGCGTAGTAGGCAATCGCCTGCTGTGCGAAGTCCGGCGTGTTGTCGATGAAGATGTTGGGAGTCGCGATCGCCGTCGCCCAATCGATCGTCGGGCTGGGGATGTAGTACAGCCGAAGCTGCTGCGTCAGTTGGCAACTGAACAGGAGTTTGGTGTCCTGCAAAAACCACCGCCAACTACCCCACGCACCCGGCGCACCGGCACCCGCGCCACCGACAGCGTACGCCCATAGTTCCTCCATCGAAGTCGCGGGCTGCACCCAACCGCCAAAGTCCGGCGTACTGCCCACGTTGACGTTGTGCATTTTCGTGATCTTGTACAGCCGATTGCCCTCGGAAGGCGTAGCGCCGAAAAGAATGCCGTCCAAGTCGTATTCGGCCGTCGCGTTGACCGTGAAGTCGTAACGCTTCTCGTAGATGCTGGGGAGTTGCGCGGCGATGAGCTGCTGATAGGACGCGTAGCCCTGCTGAAGCGCAGACGCCCAATCCGCTTGGGTCTGAAACGTCACGTCTCCGTCGTCGGCAATCGACCGCGCCAAGTTGTAGATCGATTGTCCGTCCACGGATCACCTCACTGCTGCGCGTTTGCGGACGGCTGCCCAAGCGGCGGCGGCTGAAACTGTGCGGTCTGCGGCGCGTTCGCTTGCGCCGTAGCCACCGGGTTCACACCCAGCGAAGCGCTCGGGCCACCTTGCGGAGCGCCCGCAGGCGGCATCGGAGCGCCAGGATTCGCCATTGTCTGAGCACGCGCCTGCATGGCCGCGACGATCTGCATGTACGCCTGATTTACGATGTCCTGCGTTTCAGGCGGCGCGGCGTAGAACTCGTCGCTGTGCAAGAAGTTGCCGAAGACTTCCTTGAGCGAGTCGAGGTCGTCGCCAGCGGTCAAGTCCTGCAACGGGCGCCGGAACTGCACAACAGCGTTCAGCAGGTTGCGCGCGTGCTTCAGCGCCTTCATCTTGCCCACCACGTCGCCGCTGACATTGTGCAGCGACAGGTTGCGCATGGCCGTATCCTTGTCGATGAGGCCCGCCTTGAACAGGTCCATCGTCTGCTTGTCGCGATCCGCCGCTTCCGAACGGAACAGGCTGCCCGCTTCCAAGAAGATTTGCGGGTTGTCCACGATGTGCGTGGCGTTCAACTCCTGCGACACGAAAACGCCCGTGTCGGGGTCGAACATGCGCACCATCTTGCCTTCGCTGTAGTGGACCTTCATCAGTTCCAGCACGCGTTCCGCGGCGTCCTTGACCCCTTCCTCGATGTTTTCCTGCACCAACTGCAACGGCGACAGCGCGTTTTCCGTCAGTGCGTCGATTGCCACGCCAGAACGCGCGCCGACCATCTTGCCCTGCGCGATTGCCGCCTGACCGCTGGCGTCGTCCATGTCCGCGTCGAACCGCGTCGGCATCGACAGCAGATCCGGCGTCATCGCCTGCGGCTGCCACGGAATCGGCCGGTGACCGCCCGTAAACGGGATCTTTTCGCCTGTGTCGCTGGCAAACGCGTCCTCCGTCACGCCCGATTCAATCGGGATCATGATCTTCGGGTTCGCCATCTTCCGCGCGTTTTCGGTGATCTGCGTCAAAAACCGATTGCGCATCATCTGCGGCGCAAGGCAGGTCTCGACCATGCCAATGCCCGCGAGAATGCCGCTGATTTCGTTGTAGCGGATGAGCTGGATCGGGATCTTGGTTGTGTCCATCTTCAGGCGCTTGAGCACGTGAGAGCCCAGCAACAGCAGGTGCTGCCCGTCCTGCGTGTAGACTTCGAACAGTTCCACGCGATCCGCAGGCTGCGAGTCCACGCCCGTCTGCCGCAGCGAGGTCACGTCGCGCGTGCTGTTGCCGTACTTGAGGATCTCCTCAGACTTGTCGGGAAACGTCTTCAGCAGCGCGTGCCGAGTCGTGAACCGGCGAACACCCAGGATGCGTGAGTCCTCCACGTCGTGGACATAAGCCTCGTGCAGGAAGTCCAACGGGCTGATGACTTCAATGTCGACGTTTCCCGTCGCCGGGTTGAAGAACTCATGCAGCGCGTACATGCCCGCGTCGACCAGCCATTGCGATCCGCGCTTCAGCTTGCGCTTCATGTTGGCTTGGTTCCAGAAGTACCGCAGCAGCAGTTGGCTTGCTTTGGTCTTTTCCTCGTCTTCCGCGCTGTCAGAAGCGGGCATCACCGTCATCGACGGGTAGGCCGTCGCCAGCCGCGACACGACCTGATTACGCTTCGGCAGGATCTTGTTGATGATGACTTCGGTCGGGCCCAGCACGCGCGCCGCGATGTTCTGTCCCGTCGCCGTCTGCGGAGACTCGCCAGTTGCCAGCGCCGGATCCTGATTGCCGCGCAAGAACTCAATGCAGATCATCGTCATCTGACGACGTGGCGCGTTCACTTCAAGGCAGCGCTGCGCCATCTGCGCGACTTCTGCCGCCGATAGTTGGTCCGCGTCATCATCGATCGCGCCGGTCATGACTTCGGTTTCGTCGTCCTGATCGTCTCGCGCGTCCTGTTCGTCGTGAGTCCGCATCTACCACGCGTCCGATGCGCCTACAGAAGCGCTTTGTGGAACCGCTGCATCCGACTGGGTCTGCTTGCCGTACAGGTCCAGCGCGCCGCGTAGTTGGTCCATGCCTGGGAACTTCGACGTATTGCCCGTCAATGCGCCCGCAGCAGTCTTGCCCGCTGTGAGCCCAAGCCCAGCGCCAGCAGGACCGCCAGCGAGCCCGCCGATGATCGCCCCGATGACGCCAAGGCTAGGCCCCGCAATCGCGCTCAACTTGCTCGATTTGTCGCCGTTGCGCCGATCGATCTCAGCTTGCGCCGCTTGCTGTACGGAACTCTGCTCGGGGTCAAACGCGCTGTAGTCGAAGTCCGCCATGACGCCTCATTCTTAGGCCGTCACTGCGCAAAGGACGTACATCACGCCCGCAGCCGAGGTTGTGCCAGCAACGCCAGAAACCCGGAGTTTGCCCGCCTGTTCCACTGCCGCGTTGGCAAGCGTCAAGGCCGCCATCGGCACCACTGTGCCAGCCGCAATCGTGTTGACGGAGATCGCCGAACTCAACGTCGATGCGGTGCCCGTGCGCTTCACGGTCGACAACTGCACCGTGTCAGAAGCGCCGCCCGTGGAGCCGCTCTTCACGAACCAGTAGTTGACCACAACGCCGTTGAAGTCAACGGTCGCGTCGTTGTTGCCGGACGTTGCGGCGACCGGAATGGCCACCAGTTGAACGCCGCCTTGAAAGTATTTGGCGTAGTTGTTGAACAGGTTCGTCGTGGACATGGCGGCTCCGATTCGTTGTCAGTGTTCAATGCCCTGCGGGGGCCAGCCGCCTCACGACGCGCCAGCCCCCGCAAGTCGATACTTACAGCGCGGTCGGGATCAGCCAGACCTTCGCGATGCCAGCCACGTGCGAGCCGCCCTTGACAGTCGTGATCCGCAGCGTGCCGCCCGCTTCAATCAGCGCGTTCGTCGGATTCAAGGCGACGGGGCGCGTGATGGAATTGGTTGCGGCCACGATGGCCTGCGCCGCCGTTGCGTCGGCCGAAGCGCCCGCCAGCGTCACGGTGGAAATCTTCCACGTGTCACCGGAGGTAGCGGCCGTACCAGTCGAGTTGAACAGCGCATCCACGGCCTTGCACGCGAACGGCACGATCAGGTCGTAGTTGTCCGCCGTGTCCGCGCAGACGATCTCGGCCAGCAACGCCAAAGCGGGCTGAGTCGTCGCGACCTGCACCAGATTTCCCGCAGCGTCGTACTGCTGGATCGAACTGGCCTTCTGCGCGCCGATGCTCACCGGAGCGCCTTGGTTCATGCCGACAGCCACGATGCCGGGATTCGGGTTCAAGTTGGTGTTCGCCATTGTCGTTTCCTTCAGATGTCAGAGGTCAGTGAGTTGCTGCGGCAAACCTTACGCGCCCAGCGGAGTCGAGATACCCGCGATCACGCCGCTGGAGTTCGGACGCTTGCACGCGAACTGGAAGTACCACTTGAACAGGCCGCTGTAGCTGTCGAACTGGCTCGACGGCGCGCGCAGGATGTTGCCCGTCGTCTCGTCGAACTCGGGATCCTGCAAGGTCGCGATCTTCCAATACTCGCGGCGCAGCATGTAGATCACGCCGAGCGGGCAGTTCTGGCCTTGGAAGAACGGGATCGTGCCGTTGTAGGCGTACGACGTGAAGCCCACATCGCCCTTGCCAGCAGGCGTCTTCACGTCCAACCGCGCCGCATTCGGCACGCCGCTCGCCACGCCCTGCAAGAGCGCCACATACGAGTTCAACTGCAACGGGCTGAGGTACAGCGCGTCGGGCGTCTCGCCGCTCGCGAACATGATGCGGCTGACCAGCGCCTGCAAGTTGCCCGGCGTCAGGTCGTCGCGCGCTGCCGTGATGCTGTTCGCCAACAGGTAGTTGCCGTTCAGCTTCTCCGTGTTCGCCGTGCCGCGCGTGACGTTGTACCACTGCGGGGAGAACATGTTGTAGGCCATGCCGTTGGACTCGACAGCCAGATTCGGCGCAGCGCTCACGACGCCCAGCAGCACTTCGGCAGGAACCGCCGACGTGTCGATCGCGATGTTGACCGTGATGTAGTCGCCTTCCGTGCTGATCGCCGTGATGGTGCGCGCGGCGTTCGGGTCCACTTCCGCGAACGTGTCAAGCCGGTAGATCTTCACGCCGTAGCCGGTCGGGTTGTAGCCAGGCAGGTTGGCGTAGTTGAAGCGCACGCTGGACTGGAGGGTCGTCAACGCGTTGTTCTTCTGCCACACGTAGCCGATGAACGGACCGCCCGTGAAGCAGCAGGTGTCGGCGTACAAACGCACGTCCTTGCGCAGCGGGATCATCTCGGCGTCCATCGCAGACAGGTACGCGGCAGGACCGCCCTTCTTCGCCGCCGCCAGCGCGGGACCGGACAGCACAAACTGCCCGTACACGTACGCCGACGTAAAGATCAGATCCGTGTACACCTGCGAGCCGGGCTGCGCGAGCGTCACACCTTCAGCAGCCGCCGCCACCGAGCCGTTGCTCTTGGCGTGCAGGGCGAACGTGACGTTCTTACCCGACCACTGCAACTCAGCAGGCTCGAAGTGGTTCACCAGAATCGACTCGTAGTTGATTTGCTCGACCACGCCATCGACGTAGTGGACCTTGAGCAGTGCGGAAAGTTGCGCGATGTTCATCTCTGTTTCTCCTTAAAAACCGTTGCGTTTCATCCACTCGATCGCTGCCGCCCGGTGCTGTGCCGTACCGGGTGCGTACTTGTTCTTCGTCGCCTCGGGCACCAACGGTGCGGGCGCTCCACCCAAACGGGGCATCGTGTCCGGCTTGGGCTTCGGGGCTTCTGCCACCGGCGCCGCCTTCTGGTACCCGTGCTGCTTCACATACAGTTGCCCGATGTGCTCGAACGCAGGATCCCATTCGCCCACAATGTCCTCGACCTCTTTGCCCGCTGCCAGACCTGCCAGAAACACATGCTCGGGAACGTTGGGGTAATCCTTCGTCGCCGTCGCCAGCACTTCCCGCAGTTCAGCCTGCGCCTCTCGCGCTTCGATCCGTGCAAGCCGCGCCTCGTACTCTGTGAGTTGCGGCGTGGGCTGCGTCGGTTCGTCCGCTTCGGGACCGTCGAGAATGTCGTCCAGCCAGTGCTTTCCCTTGTCTTCCGGCCCCTTTGCAGGCGTCCTGGACAGTTCAGCAATCTTGGCGTTCAGAGCGTCACGTTCAGCCTTCAGCGCGTCGCGTTCCGCAATCGCAGCCTTTGCCTCGGCGTTCTTCTCGGCAAAGCGCCTGTATGGCACCCGTCCCTTCTCGGCAGGCTCTTCCTTTGGCGGCACAGCCTCTTCAGTGGGCTTGTCCTCGACGGGCTTGTCTTCCGTCGCGGGCGCGGTCTCAACGACTTCAGCCGGTGTGGCTTCTGGCGTCGGTTCCGGTGCCTGTGGGGCTTTCTCCGCGTCGAACATCTTTTGAATGTCCGCGAGGGCTGCCGCCTGCTGTTCAGGGGTACGTGTCATTGGCTGAGTCCTTTTACGCCGGATTTGGCGAGGGTCGATTTCGCTCGACTGCGCGGTGAAGCGTCGGCGTGAGTCAGCGCACGGCCAACTTGCAGACACTTCTGCCTGACTAAACCTGCGTCATCGGAAGATTGCCGAAATGCGGCACAAACCTACCGGCGCACGGCCTTTGTCAAGTACTTGATATCCCACATGAGTTGGGCATTAGCATCGCCGCCCGTAGGACGCGGCGGAATGACCTCTCGCGGCGGCGGCGTCTCAAACAGGCTGTACTGCGCGATTGCTTCCAGCGCCAGACCCAGCCCCAGCACGAGCCCGTCCCGCTTGCTTTGCGCGGCTTCCGGCTTGCCCTGTTTGTTGTAGACGAACGTATTGCACTGGTCCATCAATCTCGGGTCGCGCAGGTCGTCGATGATGTTGCCCATCACATAGCGCGTCAGGTGCGCCATCAGCGTGGGTCGCGTGGATACGGTCGTCGTGAAGCCGTACTCGTCCACCTGCACGGTCATCGTGTCGTCGTGCTGCTTCTTGTACTGCTTGATCCCGTTCTTGCGCAGAAGCCGCGTCAACTCCAGGCCGATGTTGTTTTCGACCACCGCAAGCACGTTGCCATAGTCCTTGGCGAGTTTCACGAGGTCGTCCCCGAACAGCGGGATCGCCTTCCAGCACTGGATGACGCTGGCCACCGTGATTCGCTTCAAGTCGGTCACGTCCAGCAGGATCCCTGTCGAGTCGTCGTTGTCCACGCCACCTTGCGCCACGTCCACGCCCAGCGCGTACTTGTGCCCTGCGATGGGCTTGGCGTAGTCCACGCGCTCTGCGCCCTTCCACGGCAGCAGGGAGTGGTCGAACTGGAACGTGCGGCCGACAAAAAACTTGGTCCCTGCGGTGATGAACGCCAGCGCGGGTGTCGCTGGACATTCTTGGTCGAACTGCTTCTGGTTGCCTGCAAACTCCGTCCACAGCGTTTCAAGGTACCAGTTCGCCTGCGTGCGCGAGAGGTTGTGCTCCTTGATGTAGAGCAGGTTTTCGGCCGTCGGCTCGATGTTCGTGTGTTCGAGGTGGCAGAACGGATCGATCAGCCACGAGATGAACAGCTTGCGCCAAGAACTGCGGTTGCTCTCCCACATGTCCTTGAACAGACCGAGGCCCTTTGCGGTCGATTCTACGATCACAGGACCGGCGCAAGCGCGCGTGACGGCCGTTAGCGTCGTCTGAAAATCGTCGTAACTTGTCACCTCCGTGAACAACACGCCGTCCAGCGATCCCGACCGCAGAAACTCGCTATTCGCCGTCGCGCAGAACATGGTCGAGCCGTTGCCGAACGTGATCGTCTCCGTCACCGCCTTGTACTGGAGTCGGCTGCTAAACCACGACGGCAGGTTGTGACAGGCAAACGTGGCAATGTTGAGCAGGATGGCGGCGGCCGAGTCGCGGTGTTGCGCCACGATGACAATGCGCGATCCGGGCTGGAAGATGCAGATCCACAGGAACCACAGCACCCAAAACGTCGTGCTGCCTACCTGCCGCGCCTTGAGCACGAGCACGCGAAGCCGACGCATCTTGCGTTGGTTGGCGTCCGTGCGCGTAATGTCCAGCAGCAGGCGTTGCCCTGGATTCAGCGCAAACGGAACCTCGCGCTCTTCAATGCCCAATGCATCGCGCCGCTCCTCTGCGACGTTGAGAAGGACCGCTTCGGACGCGAACATCTCGAAACTGCCGTCCCACTCGTACACGATGTCTTCGGGGCCGGGGCGCGATCCGTCTGCCATTTAGGATCCAGCGTCGCTCGGAAATTCAGTTTCCGCGTCTTTCACGAGATGCAAAAACGCGGGCGGAACCTTCAGCAGCCGAATCTCGTCCAACTGCTCGACCGTGCGACACCAAACCCCGCGCAAGTTCGGGATCGCATCGAAAAGAGCGACAGCCTCTCTCGGGTCGACGGTGGACTTGATCAGGATCACCGTGTTGGTTTCGTCCATGTCAGGCGTGACGTGAAGCGCCTGCATGTTCGGATCAGTCTTTGCGCGCACAAGTTCCGACCATACCTCGCTGTGCTTGTCCTGCCACTCGCACAACTGCTGTCGAAGTTCGCCGTTGCGCCGATACTCGTCGTCAAGTTGGCTTTGCAGTTGCTTCTCGCTGTCGGTCAGAAACGGTCCTTCCCCAATCGCCGCCCGCACATGCCTCTCCACCACGTCCGCCGCCTTGTGCAGCCACTTCGCGCCGTCCTCCATGGGCAGGTAGAACGACACCGGCGCAATCTCCGGCAAGTCCACGTCAACCATGGTCCCAGCCGCAGCGTCCCAATCCTGCACGCCGTCGAAGTAGTAGCTGAACTTCCAGCGATGCTCGAACTTGTTCAACTCCGCGCGCACGAACCGCATCTTGCGGCAGCGTGGCAACTTGCGCGATTGCAGGATGGCGCGCACTCCCGCGTCGATGCTGGCTACAAACGGGTTTTCGAGTTCGTGGATCACTTGTCGCCCTTCTTCGCGCCCCGGATCTTGTCCAGCCACGCCGTGAAGCCGCCCGCGTCGTCCGGCTTGTCCGCCTTGTTGTCCAGGTTGATCTGGTGAACCAACTTCAACGCGTCCAACTGCACGCGGGCATGAGCCGCCGTGTCGTCGTCAAAGTCGGCATCCAGCGCCACGTTGAGCGCAAGACGCTTCAGTGCGGCATCGTCCACCGCAGAGCCGTCCACCTGAATCGCCTTGATGGCAGCGGCCAGTTGACCGCCTACCCGCCGCGTCGGTCCCCTGCGCTCTTGGCGGTCGTCGTCACGCTCTGGCATCGCTCGCCCCGAATTGCGCGTGTGATGTCACGTACTCGCGCTGGAACGCCAACTTATCCATCGCCTCTGTCACGGTCAAGCCGTTCACAGCGTACTCGATCTTGATCGCGTCGCCGTAGGCAATGTCGCCCCGCAGCAGCATCAGCAACGTGATGAAGTCCAGATCGACCAACCGCGCCTGAAGTTCAGCACTCTCGCGGGTTGCTTCCAGCGCGGGCATACTGGCGTCATCCGGGTTGATCATGCCAGCGGCGACAACGTGCGCGGCGATGGCTTCTGCCAAGTCAGACTCGCAAATGACGTACGGCGACGGGTTGTACGTGCTCCCATCCGGTCCGTCGTCCACGATGGAGACAAACCGGCGCGTCTTGCGCAGTTGCTCCAAATACGACAAGGCGCGGAACTTCGTGATCTGCGGCGACAGAACGCACCAGATCGCTTTCTCGTTCCCCGAGGCCATGATGCCCAGCACCGACGTGGCGTAGAACTGACAGAAGTCGTCGAAGTCCTCACCGCGCACGAGCTGAGCCAAGCACTTGCGCCCAACGTTCGTGATTCGCAGGCTGCCGACGACCGCTTTTGCCCAGCATGACGGGTGAACGCAAATGTCCTTGGCGTTGGCGAAGATCCAGCGGTCTCCGTGGGTGCAGGACTGCGGGCGGGGCATCTAGACCACCGTTCCCATCAGCGGCAAACTCAAAGCAGGAATCGAGGACTGCCACTGCCCGATGCCAACCTTCCAGACCCGTCTCCACCGCTTGCCGTTCTGCAAACTGAACATCTCAGCCTCAAGGTCTGGCGCGAAGTGAAACTCGGCAAACCGAGTCACAACCTTGCCTGTGTCCAAGTTCTCAAAGTAGACCGCGTGATCCAGCGGCCACGCTATTTTCCTGAACATTTGGACAGCCATCAACGCCCCTTTACCGCGATTGCGACCGCGTCTGCTGAAAACTATAGACAATCTGCGCAAAGTCCAAGCCCTTGGCGAGTCCGGTCAAGGCGAACTCAATCGACATGTCAGGCTCGGCCTGACGCAACTCCGCGAGTGCGCGGTCAAGCACCTTTTCAATTGGCTCATCGGCTGGGAGCGGCGTACTTTTTCCGGTGCAAACGCGGAAAGGATAACGCACGAACTTGTAAAAGTGCGGAAAGCCCATCTAGCGCCCCCTGCTAAGGCGACGGGCGGCGAGCGCAGCCTTGATGCGTGGCAGCAGGAAACGCTTGCGCCAGACGGAATAGCCCTCGACAAGCAACGTCATGTACTCAGTGTCAGCGTTGATCGCCTTAGCCAACTCGCTGTAACACTCGCTGACGATTTCGCCAATGCTCTCGATCGCGACTGACGCCAAGGAAGCCCGTGGTTGCGAAACCGGAATCGACAGTGTGAAACTGCCCCATTCGCGGGTTCGGTCCAACCCCACCATGCGATGGGTAGCGTCGCCTGATTTGATACCAGCAGCCATCAGTCCGCCTCTCCCGGCGTCATCGCAACCGCCAAGTGCCGCGCCGCCGCAGTCGGGTCTTTCCCCTGCCAGTACAACCCCGCGATCTGGTCACGTTCATTCGCCTTCTCGGAGCGCAGGGCAAGATGCAGCGCGCGGATGAAATAGCTGATCTCCTGCATACACTTGAAAACGTCCTTGTCGGCCAGCGTCACGCCCATTTCAACCGAGCGGCGCATGTGCTCGCGGCAGAGTTTGGACGCCACGCGCAGACGTTGCGGCAGGAGCCGGTCATCCGTACCGAAGTAGACAAGCAGCCCCTTAACCTGATCCCGCACAATGATGCGTGCAGCGTCGGCTGAGCCCACTTCGTCCAGTCTGTGCGGCTTCTCGTGAGTCTGGCGGCCAGTCTCCGCGTCGAAGTTGTCGCGCATGGCGGCAATCACGAACCCGTCAAAGGCAAGCTGACACTCGCGCAGGGCGCGAGCGAAAGCCGTCTCTCGCATGTACTGTTGCGGCGTGTTCGCGCCGACCGGCCCGCTCACAGCTCACCCCCGCCAGCAACCGAGGCCGTGTAGGCGCGGCTTTGAGCTTCCATCTGCGCGATCTTCCGCGCTTCGTGGGTCTTCAACTGATCCACGCCCGCCCATCGGTTCTCGATTGCTTGCAGGAACTGAAGGTGTTGACGAGTCATCATCCGGTTGCGCCCGAGCGAGAAGCGGACTTGCGCAAGCACCTGGAGATCACCCGCGCTGTAGGGCCGGTCAGCCGAGAACATGGCGGACAGGAGAGCCATGCACCCGCCGTAGCTTGTCGGCACCGTTGCGGGCCATGGGTTCATCGGGCTTCTCCGCACGCGCTCCGCGGGCTGCTGAGGCGCTTCTGGCTTGGGGTTCGGGATTCCACGCGGCATAGACTCACCATCGCGCGCAAGGTGGCGCAATCTCAGTGTGCGACGAACCCGCGCGCCGCGTCAAGGGGCGGACTAAACCACGGCACAACCGCCCCGACGCGCCAGCCTAGCCCGCTGGCGTTGTCGTTTTTGACGCCCGGTCGCGCGCGTCACGCAAGAGCCTTCGCAAAACCGTGACCGAAATCAAGCCCAGTCCGGTCGAGCCCGATTGTCCACCACAGCGAACAATCTGCGGCGATTGTTTCCACAACCGACCTACGCCCGACTAAACGCCACGAAAAGAGAGGCTCAGACAGAGAGAAAAGGCCTCTCCCTCACCCGAATGAGGCAGTCTGAGACACTTTCCTTTTCGCGCGCGAGGAGTGGATTGCGCGGGAGTGGATGGGTCTCGGATAAGCGCGTGCGATTCTGTGCGGTTGCGCGAAAGTTGCGGTGAATCTGCCTTGTAGCGTTCTGTTTCAGAAACTTCAGTAGTCAAGCCGTTGCGCGTGCGTTCGGCTGTGGCTGTTCGAGCGGCCAGGCTTCGCCACGTTCTGCCGCTTCTGCAAGTTCCGCGCTAATCGCCTGCGTCGGCGCTCGATTGTCGCTGTCGCGTTCGGACGGCGGGGGCGCGCGAGTGTCACGGTCGGAGAGTGCGCGGTGTCAAGCGGGCTGGCAATGGATGTTGCCAAACGGTGACAAAGCGCCATAGATTTTTTCCCACCTATCTGCGTGAAAGTCCGCGACGGGCGTTGACAGCGTGTGGCGGACTGTGCGGTAATCAGGGTGTTGCCGATTCGACCTTGGACGGTCCCGAGCAACGCGCAAGGTGAATCACATGGTTCGTTCCCTTTTCGCAGCCTCCAGCTTCACGATGATCCGCGCGCGTCCGCCTTGCCGCCGCTGTGATCAGTCCAATCGTGTCGTTGGTCGGCTGCGCAAAGGATCGAGCCGTGGTCGCTGAACGCTACAGCCGCGCAACATCTAGTCTGATCGACCGCTGCACGGATGCGACAATGCTCCGGGTGTGCCTGCGTCTGGCGCACTGGGCAGACTTTCAGACCGGATGCGACGCGCGGCCTGCGGTAGCGACACTTGCATCCGCGCTCAGCATGACAGATCGCGGCGTCCGAAAGGTTCTTGACCGAGCTGTAACTGCTGGTTTTTTGCGCGAAACACGGCGCAAAACCAAACACGGCGCTGATGCGGCAACGTCTTACGATTGCCTTTGGTATCAATGGGATTCCGATGCTACCCTGAACGGCTGTTCAGACTACACAGCGGTTCAGTCCCACCCTGAACAGCGGTTCAGTCCCACCCTGAACAGCGGTTCAGTCTCGTACCCTGAACAGCGGTTCAGCCAATCAGATAGTCATTCATCAGAGACCAAGAACAACACCGCGTCACCTGCTCCAGATCCTGACGACAACTGGGCCTTGACCGCAACTCCAAATCCGACCCTGAACGGCTGTTCAGACTACACAGCGGTTCAGGGTAGCGACCCAGCTACCCCAGCAGAATTGCGCCCCTACCAATTGGGCCTGACGACACCCAAACCGGAGAAGCCGGCGAGGCCAATCAACGCGATGTTTGCCAAAGCGATGCGCGTCGCGGCGATATGGAACGAGATGATGCGCGACCAGCCAGAAGCCAAGGCGGACGCGACGAATCACCGCGTTTTGGCCGCTGCGCTGGAGCAGTTGCAGGAAGATGGACTGCGCGAGTTGCTGGCATGGGCGCACGCAGACGACTGGCACAGCGGACGAAAGCGCGTGAAGCCAATCCGTGCGTGGCTTGCTCGCGAGAACCTGGAGGCGGTCATCAAGGAGCGTGAAAACAGGGCAAAGGCGCAGCAGCCATCCACGTCCGAAACATGGCGAAACGACAAAACCTACGAGGAACTATGAGCAAAATCCCCGCCATGGTCCGTAACGACGAAAGCGAGCGCGCGCTGCTCGGATCGTGCATTGTTGACCCCGACGCGCTGCTTGACGCCGCGGACGTGGTTAGCGCCGCCGACTTCTACGATCCGCGTCACGTCGCCGTCTGGAGCGCGTTGCAGGCGTTGCAGGCGGCCAAGGCCCCGATCGATATTGTCACCGTCTCCCAAGCGGTCAATGGCCGCGCAGATGTGGAGTTTTTGGTCGACATCACCGACGCCTGCGGATCGACCATGAGCGCCAAGCATCACGCGCAACAGGTGGCGCTGGCCGCAGAGGCGCGCCGGCAGTGGCAGCGTTTGGCGCAACTTGGATCTGCGGCGCGGGAGCAAACGGCAGAGGAGTTTCTGGCGGCCGTCTCCGGTTTTGGAGCGGATGGCCCAGAGCCGAAGGTGACGGCGATGGAGTCGATCGCAGACGTGATCCAGCGCGCGTGGGCTGAAGACAACGGCGAATCTGAAACCGCATCCAAGACGCCGACAGCCGTGCCGTGGCTCGATGAGTTGCTGGACGGCGGATACACCGCAGCGATGCACGTCGTGGCAGCGCGCCCAGGACAAGGCAAGACTTCGCTGGCGACACAGATCGCTGTCGGCGTGGCGGCGCAAGGCGTTGGTGAAGTGCTGTTTTTCTGCGTCGAGATGCCGAACACCGACCAAGTGCGCCGGCTGGCCGCGCAGGTGTCCGATGTGCCACTGCGGACGATCACGAAAAAGCAGCACAACGACGAATCGCTAGCGGGCTACCGCGACGCGTTCAGCGGACTGTCCGCGCTGCCAATTCGAATGCGCGATGTCAACGTGACCGTGCAGTCAATCGTCGCCGAGTCGCGCAGGTCCGCCAGCCGCGGCAAGGTGGCGCTTGTTGTGGTGGACTACTACCAGCGCATCCGCAGCGACTCGCGCAGTCACAGCCGGCTCGATGAGTTGGTCAAGATCAGCACGGAACTCGCCGACCTTGCGCGCACGATCAACGCGCCGGTTTTAGTGCTGGCGCAACTCAACCGCGACGTGGAAAAGTCCAAGCGGATGCCAACGATGGCCGATCTTGCTGATTGCAGCCAACTCGAAAAGGACGCTTACACCATCACTTGCCCGATTATCCCTGAAAAAATGGGCATGTCTCAGGACAAGGGCGAGGCGATCGCTGTCTTGCTCAAGAACAAGTCGGGACCGAGCGGAAGGACGCGCGATGGCGCCCTGCGCTGGGAAGGCGCGCACGTTCGCTTTGTGGGGAAATAACATGCAGTTATCGATGTTCAATCAGGATTTGCAGGCGAACGAGTGGCACGGCGTCGCCCCTCGCGAGTGGCAACGGGCTGCGCTGCCACTCGCGCTGGCCGCGATCGATTCCGGCAAACGCGGCGTGGTGTCCGCCGTCATGGGATGCCATGCGCGCGGGCAGCGCATTCTCATGTTCGACGGCAGCGTGAAAACTGTTGAGTCCGTGGCTGTTGGCGATCTGCTGATGGGGCCGGACTCGACGCCCAGGCGCGTGCTTTCGCTTTGTCGCGGTAACGCTGAAATGTTTGACGTGACGCCGATAAAGGGCGAGCCGTGGCGCGTCAACGGCGATCACGTCCTGACATTTGTGGACTCGCGCGACGGCGCGGATGCTCCGCTTCGGGATCTGACGGTTCACGAGTGGCTGAAAAAGGGGACCTCTCTGCGCGAACTGTGCAAGCAGGTCAGGTCCGCATGTGACTTTCCGCCGCGTCCAGAGCCGTTCGAGCCGTATTTTATCGGGGTCATGCTCGGGGACGGCACAACGCTGCGCAACCGGATCGCGGTCTGCACCCCGGATCGTGAAATTGTCCAGACGGTCCGGGAAATCGCGGAAAAGTACGGCGCGACGGTTCGTGTCAGCGGAAAAACCAACAACAAGGCTGCCGACTACTTCATCCGCAACGAAGGTGCATTGCATGAAGCTGTGGCGGCGTCAGGCATCAGCGGATTGATTTGCGATCGCAAGTTCATCCCTGACGCCTACCGCCTCGGCTCGCGCGAAACGCGGTTGCAGGTTCTTGCTGGCTTGTTGGACACGGACGGCCACTTGCTCAACAAAGGTTTTGATTTCATTTCCAAATCTAAGCAGTTGTCCGCTGACGTGGTGTTTGTGTGCCGGTCGCTTGGGCTTGCCGCGTATCTCGCCGAGTGTGAAAAGTCGTGTCAGACCGGCGCGCGCGGCACTTACTGGCGCGTTTCAATCAGCGGTCACACGGACATGATTCCGACGCGGGTGGCGCGTAAAATGGCAGCGCCGCGGTTGCAGCCGAAGAATGCGCTGCGGTCAGGATTCAGCGTCACGCCGAGCGGGACAGTCGAGCCGTTCTACGGCTTCCAAATCGACGGGGACAACCGCTATTTGCTTGATGATTTCACAATCACGCACAACTCCGGCAAGTCGATCTGCGCGGCTGAAATTGTCTGCCAGCGGATGCCCAAGCGCGGGCAAGTCACGGTTGTGACGGCGCCGACAATCCGCCTGGTCAAGCAACTCGCGTCGACAATCGCCGACCGCATCGGCGCCGACCGTGTTGGCCACTACTTCACCGAAGCCAAGGAAATCCGCGACGTGATCGTGTGCTGCCAGCCGTCTCTTGGCGCGCTCGCGCTGGAATTGCAGGCGCGCGGGCTGGCGGTGTCGCTGTGGCTTGGGGATGAGGTTCACAAAAATGAGGCCGCAAGTTGCATCGCGGCGGTTGGCGTGCTGAATCCAGCATCTGCGATCGGCTTCACCGCCACGCCGTTCCGCGCGCTCAAGACGCAGGACTTGAGCCTGTGGACGGAGCTGATCTACGAATACGGCCCAGCGCAGGCGTTCGCCGATGGTGTCATCGTCAAGCCCGAGTTGATTCACTGGACGGGCGGCGACGTTCCGCTTGACGACTGCTGTATGCAACTCATCCACGGCATCCGCAAGGTTGGCCCCGGTCTGGTCAACGCCAAGACGATCGCCGACGCGGACTCGTTCGCCGATCGCCTGAACTCGGAAGGCGTCAAAGCGCGCGCCGTGCATTCGCGGCTGTCACCGGACGAGCAAGCGGCGGTAGTCGCCAGCCTCAAGAGCGGGAAAATAGAGGCGATGGTTCACGTCAACATGCTCGCGGAGGGCGTGGATTTCCCGTGGCTGCGGTGGCTGTGTATGCGTCGGCCTGTGGTGTCGCGCGTGCGGTTCTGTCAGGAAGTTGGCCGAGTCATCCGCAGTTCACCAGGCAAGACGACGGCCTATTTGCTGGACCCGCACGATTTGTTTCACACGTTCGGGCTGACCTATGAGGCGATGCTTGCGGGCAGCGCGGAAGCCGAGGATGACGAAAACGCCGATGATCTGGTGTCGCTGGCGAAGGAAGTCACGGCGAAGGAAACGCGCGAGCCGGACGACTTTGGCAAGACGATCGTGAATCAGAAGCTCAACAGCTTCCGCGCCTACGTCCGTCGCCTGTACCTCGCGTTTCTGTGCGATGGCATCGTTGACCAGAAAATCACGTCGACCGCTTGGCGACCGCTGCCACCGTCCGATCGCCAGCTTGGCGCGCTCCAATGGGCGATGGCGGGAATGGCCAGCGACACGGCGATCCCGATTGAGCACCGCAAGGCGTTGAAGGCCGTGAGCGCGAACGCCGCCGAATTGACCAAGGGAGAGATCAGCGACCTGTTGTCAATCAACTTCGCGCTCAAGAACCGGCGCAAGGCGCATCTGCCATGGCCCAAACTGACGGAGAACGCATGAACCGCATCCAACTCCGCAAAAGCCGCCTGCACCGCGAAGGTCAGCCGAGCGGGCTTATCCACGATTGGGACGCGTCCAGCATCAGCAGTTACGCGCCTTTGTGCACGCCGAACATCCGAACGTGGGTGCGCGGCGAGAGCGCTGTGGCGTTCCTGCGCGATGACGGCGACTTGTGCAAAGATTGCGCAGCATTGCGCGCCGAGGTGGCGGAATGCGGCGGATCTGGCGAAACGCTGATCACGTCGCTGCAAAAACCTAAACGTGACACGCAAAGGTCAGGGACCCCATTCCGCAGACTCGCCGCTATCATCATGCTTGACACCACTGCGGGCGGCGCTATCATCATGACAGCGACGCACTGACGCGGCGCGAACGAACGGAGAACGACGATGGCAATCACGAGCGAGCGGATGCAGTTCAAGGTGCGCGGCAGCGACGGGGCAATGCGGATGCAAACGCACGCGGCGGAAGATGCGGCAATGTGCGTCGCGTTTTTGGGCGACGGCGCGACCGTGACGCACGGCAACGACCGCAAGTTTCTGCTGTGGACGCAAGGCAATGACGGCGACGGCGACGCGGGTGACTCCTACGACTCCGCCGCTGCGGCCATGCACAGGCGGATCGCAGACGAGATCGCTCGTCACAAGGCTATTCGCGCGCAACTCTGGAATCGCACCGCCTAACCGCCCCACAGCGAACCAACCCGCGAGGAGAGACACATGACTGAATACATGCACTTGATTGGCGCTGACAGTGTGCAATCGGCCGGTTACGCCATGCGCGACGCTGCCAGCGAGATCAACCGAGGCGCCGAAACGTTTGGTGATTACGTCCGGCAAATGGCCATGCACGTTCAGGACTTGTCGATCGCGATGGCGCAACACGCTGAGCCGCCCGCGCTGACCGAGTGCGACTCTTGCCGGTTCGCGTTTGACCGCAAGGAACACGCGGAATCGCTTGGACGGAAGTGGCTGTTGACGTGGCCGCGCTGGTCATGCCGCCGTCGCGCGCCAGTGCTGGCTGTTGACGGGGAAGGCAACGAGCTTGAGCCGTGGCCAATTATCTCGCATGGCGACGGATGTGGCGACGGAGCGAGCAAGTAGCACAGCAAACATGGCGCGACTGCAACGCGCAAACGGAGACGAGGACATGGGAACCGACAGCAACCGCAGCCGAACGCGCTGCAAACACGAGTTCTGCAACAACAAAGCCACGATCCGCGGGTTGACGCGTAGCGAATCTGGACTGTGTGTCGATTGCCGTCCGCTGCCTGCCGAGTTGATGGTCATTCGCGAGGGCGTGCGCGATCCGATCGCAGCCGTGAAGTTTGGCGCGGGCAAGTCTGGCTCTTGGCCAGTGCGCGGCCCGTTGACCTGGGATCACGGCGTTGTGGAGCGCAAGCGGTTGGCGCAGACGGATACGCTCCAGAACGCGCCAGAACCGCCGCAAACAGTCCAGACGCCCATTCCCGCGCCGATCGCCGTTGCGCCAGCCACAGAGGCAGCGGACGCGCCAAACAGCGACTCTCGCGCCCTGTGGTCGTTGGCGATCTTCGTCGCATGCGGTGCGGGTGTCGCGTTCCTGCTGTCGCCGATGGGCCAGCAGTTCCTGAAGGCTTGTGGAGGTGACAAATGAAGATGACTCAAGAAGAACTGAACGAGATCGTGCGATCGCATGGTCTGTGGTTGCGACTTTCGCCGGAAGGCAAGCGGGCGGACCTGTCGGGGGCGGACCTGTCACGGGCGTACCTGTCGGGGGCGTACCTGTCGGGGGCGAACCTGTCACGGGCGTACCTGTCGGGGGCGAACCTGTCACGGGCGTACCTGTCGGGGGCGGACCTGTCGGGGGCGGACCTGTCGGGGGCGTACCTGTGCGCGCCGACGATGCTGCTACTCGCAAGATGGGGATCACTGTCGCCAGCGCTGACGGCGAAAGCGATGGCCTACGATGCAGCGTGCCACCCCGATCCGACCGCGTTTGACCGCTGGGCAGCGTCACCGCCTGGCCCGTGTCCGTATCAAGGCGTGAAACTGGAACGCGCTTGCGTGTTCACTGAGTCGCGCGAGTTGTGGGACCCGTCGATTCCGTGCCCGCGCCCGTATGACCTGATGGTCGAGATTCTGGCGGAGAAGTGCCCTGACTGGTCAACCGAGCAGCGCGCGGAGTTTGCGAAGCGGTTTGAGAAAACGGAGGTGACGAAATGAGCAACCTGAACTGGACCCGCAACGACTGGCACGAGACGGCGAACGCCAAGGAAGATGACTACCTCGCGCCGCGCTTTTCCGTGTTGCATCCGCATACCGACGCCACGTTCGGCACGGTCGTCCCCGGCTTTCAAGTCCACTTCTCGCACAAGCACGTGGCCAGCGAGGACCAGGCCAAGCGACTGGCTGAGCACATCTGCGCTGACGTGCTTGCGCTGGACGCGAAGATCGACCGCTTCATCGCGATGGACGGGGCTGCGCCGAGCATCGGTGAGCAGCTTGCCCGCGACGTGATGCCGAGCCGGTACGGCGACATTGGCGGAAAGCCATGAGCGCGCACAAGTTGGGAAGCCCCGCAGCGATGCGCGGTGGGCCTGACATGGAGCCGCCTGACGATGACGAGCACGTTGACGCGTGCGCCTTCTGGCTTGATGGCGGTTGCGATTGCGACGAACTGAAGCGTGAGGCGGACGAAGAGCGGGCGGTTGCGCGTTGGGAGTCGCTGTCCGACGGCGAGCGCGACGCGGAGATCCGCAGCGCGGCAAGGTGGTCGCGATGAGTTGGGATTACACACCCTGCCGCAAGTGCGGAGCCGCCCACGTCCAGCGCGATGGGCTTGACCGCCGTGGCAGTAACGAATCGCCGCCGTGCTACGCGCTGGGGCCGTTCGTGCAGTACGTTGACCCGCCGGAGCTTGGATTTGATGTGGCTATGCTGGATGCGGAAACGCTGGATGGTGTGACGTGACCGACCTCGAAACCCAACGCCTGCGCAACGAAAGCGATTGCCCGTCGTGCGAACTGCTGCGTGCTGCCGTGGCTCAATCCGAGTACGAGCGTGAGCGCATCCGAAGCGAGGCGAACGTGTACCGGCGCGACGCGAATCAGGCGTGGAAGGTAGCGAAAGCGCCGGACGCGACGCTTAGGCTGATGGTCGCGGAGATGGCTGGGAACCTGGAGTTGCTGCGGGCGGAAAACCTGCGGATGCAGCGCGAGCTTGCGGAACTGGTCGCGCTCGCGGGTTGTGACGATTTGGGCGCTGCGGCGCGGGAAGGTGAGAATGTGGCTCGATGAACGTGACCTGATTGTGTTGGACACCGAAACGACAGGGCTTAGCCCGACGCGGGATCGCGTGGTACAACTTGGCCTTGCGCACTTCCGCGGCGGCGAGTTGCTGGCCAAGCGCGCGATCCTCGTGAATCCTGGAATCCCGATCCCCGCGGAGACGACAGCGATTCACGGCATCGGCGATGACGCGGTGTCGGACGCGCTGCGGTTTGGCGCTGCATTCTCGCGCCTCTGCGACGGGCTGCCGGTGCAAAGCGCGCTGCTGTGTGCCCACAACGCGCAGTTTGACCAGCCGTTTCTGATGGCGGAACTGGTGCGCGACGGCTCGGTTGCGCAGTGGATCGCTGGCGATTGGCTGTGCTCGCTGGCGCTGGCAAAGGCGATCCGTGGCGTCGGCAAGTATGAGCGCGGCTACCGCCTGACCGACCTGTGCGAGAAGATCGGGATCGAGTTCGACGGCGCGGCGCACGATGCCGCCAACGATGCCGAGGCGAGCGGGCGATTGCTGTACGCGCTGACCAAGTGGCTGCCAGACAACGAAACGGACGTGCGCGCAAAGCAGTTGGCTTGGCAGAAGGCAAACCGATGAACGACACGAACACGACAGCGGCGGCGATGCGCGAAAGCGAAGTGGAATCGCTCAGGGTGGAACTGCGGGCGGTGACGGCGGAGCGGGACGCGATGCGGCGAATGGTCCGATTTGTGCGGACGTGTTGCCAAGAGGTCATCGCATCCACGCCGGTCGTTTTCGTGCCGGAATACGCGCGAGGATCGCAGGCAGAAAAGCAAGGCGGGCGAGAGTTGTGCGCGGCGATCCTGCGCGACCTTTCCGCCCCGCCGCAACAGGACCGCGCGAATTTTGCGGATACGATGCAGTGCGAGTTCACCCGCGACGGCGTGAAGGTGGAGAAATGACCCAGATTTTCGAGAAACGCGGGCGGCGCTATGTCGCCATCGACGGCCAGATCGCCGTGTCGCACTACGACGCGTGGCCGCTGCTGCTGCAATCCGTGCGCTACAGTTTGGGCAGGATGACCGCCGCACCTGGTAACGCTCAGGACGCCGTGCGCCGCTACTCGGAGGCGCTGACGCCGCATCAGCTCGCGCAGATCGGTCGCGAGGTCAGCGAGGAATTGCAGCGCCACGACGACGCGCGGCAAGCCGAGTTCGTCCGCACTGGCGAGCCGGTCCGCGAAAGCGACTCGCGGTTTTGGGTTGGCTGGAAGTGCGACGATGACGGGTGGCGCGTGTTTGCCGCGTGGTGCGAGGCGGAAGCGACGCGGCGGGGTGTGAAATGAAACACCCGCCAAAATCACACCTTCCATCGCATCACCCGTCCAGCCACATCCCCGCGATCTGCCGCCTCTGCGGCTGCGTCGTGGATTGGGCGCGGCTTGTCGGCGAGAAGTGTCCTGCGAGGTCGAAATGAGCCGCATCGCCACCGGGGCTGACTGGACGCTGCACCACGGCGACTACGCGACGGCGCTGGCGGGTGAGCGCGTGTCCGCTGTGATCTGCGATCCGCCGTATTCCGCGCGAACGCATGTGGGGCACGATTCAGGATCGGCAATTCCGAGCGCAGACTACGCGGGCGGACAGGAAAAGGATCGCGCCTACGCCCGCCGCAAAGCCGAGGCTGGCGTTGCGCATCGTCGGTCGCTGACTTACGACGCATGGGGCAGATCCGAGGTCGACGGCTTCTGCGACTTTTGGGCGGAGCGTTGCGACGGCTGGATCGTCATTCTGACCGATCACTTGCTGTCGACGGATTGGGCGGAAGCGCTCGATCAGCGCGGGCGCTACGTCTTTTCGCCGCTGGCATTTCTTGAGCCTGGTAGTCGCGTCCGCATGACTGGCGACGGCCCCGCACAATGGTCCGTGTGGATCGTCGTCGCCCGTCCGCGACGCGAGCCGTACAGCAAGTGGGGCGCGTTGCCGGGCGGCTATGTCATGCCGAAAGGTTTGGACGAGGCGGAAGAAAAGCGCGAAATCGGCGGCAAGCCTGTTTGGCTTTTGCGTCAGTTGATCCGCGACTACAGCCGACCGGGTGACACGATAGCCGATCCGTGTATGGGCTGGTGCAGCACAGGCATCGCCGCGATCCGCGAGGGGCGCAAGTTCATCGGCAGCGAGATCCGGCAGGAAGCCTACGACGAATCGGTCAGGCGGATGCAGAAGCCGCGGCAGGCCGGGCTTTTCGTTCCGCCTACAATTGGCATGCAGGTCGATTTGTTCGATGCCACTTAGCATCATGCTTGACAGCAGATTCCAACGCTACTAACATCATGACAGCGGCAAACGCAAACGGAGCAAAGACAATGGCAAAGCAGAAGAAACAACGGAAGGGGGACCGCGTGAAAAACAAGCAATCGCCGGTTCACATGGTCGAGAACGGCAAGCTGACCGCGGACGGCCTGCGCTTGCAGGAAGTTTGGACGGAGACGGCTGCGACGGCGGGAACGCTGGACACCATCGCGGCGCACTTCGGCATCAAGCGCACGGCGCTGCGGTTCCGCGTGGCCAAGGCTCGCGCGGTGGCTGAGTTTCCGTCGCTGGACGCGGCGGGGCGCAAGTGGCGGGATTCGCATAAGCGGACTTTGACGATGGATGAGGTGGGGAAATGAGCAACTATCACGATCATCCGGCGATGAACTGGAGCCGCCTCAAAGCCGCTGCCACGTCCGCCGCGCACTTGCGCCAGGTCATCGTGGATGGCAACAAACCGGCGACTGCGGCGATGGAGTTGGGGACGGCGATTCACTTGGCCGTTCTGGAACCGGAGCGGTTCGTCGCGTCCGTTGTCACCGCGCCCGAGGCGTTCGTGACCGCTGGTGGCGCGCTGTCCACCGGCAAGGAGGCGAAGGCGTGGCGCGCAGGCATTGCGCCTGACGCGCTGGTCCTGACGGCGCAGCAAATCGCGACGTGCGAGGCGATCCGCGAGAACGTACTGGCCCACGATGACGCGCGCGTTTGGCTGGAATCCGCCGATCTGCGCGAGCATGAGGCGTTCTGGTCTGAAAGTGTGGAAGCGGCTGGCGTCGTGACGCAGATCGACTGCCGGATGAAGGCCGATGCGATCTGCACGAAATTGGGCCTGCTGTGGGATCTCAAGTCGATCGGCACGAGCATGACCGACCTCAGCGTCAACGCCTGCGTGATGGCAATCGCGCGCCGTGCCTACTTTGGCCAACTCGGCTACTACACGCGCGGGCTGGCGAAAAACGGCATCGACGTGAACGCGATCGGCTGGGTGTTTGTCGAATCGTCGGCACCGTTTGACGTGGTGGTGATTCAGGCCGACGCCGCGATGATGCAGGCGGGCTATGACCTCGCGGACAAACTGCTGAAACGCTACGCCGCCGCGCTGGTGACTGGCCGTTGGCTTGGTGTTGCGCAGAAAACTGTCGTCGCGTCGTTGCCCAAATGGGGCGCGGTGTCCGCCGATGACGAAACCGACAGCCTTTCCACTTGGGGGATCTGACCATGGCAAACGAAATAACCATCGGCGGCGGCAACGCGCTCGCTTCCAAACTCGCCTACGCGGAGACGCTGGCGAAGTCCGACCTGCTGCCGGACGCGTTCAAGCGCAACCCCGGCAATGTGATCTGGGCGATCGAGTTCGGCGAGGCGCTGGGAATCCCGCCGATTACCGCGATCAACGGGATCCACGTCATCAAGGGCAAAGTCACAGCCAGCGCCAACCTGATCTCCGCGCTGGTGCGGCGCGCGGGGCATAAACTGCGCGTGACGGCGACGGACAACAGCGCGATGGCGGAGATCGTGCGCGCAGACGATCCCGAGTTCAAGTTCACGGCGACGTGGACGATGGACCGCGCGCGGCAGGCTGGCTTGACCGGAAACCCGACCTGGAAAAACTTCCCGGCGTCGATGCTCAAGAGCCGCGCGATTACCGAGTGTGCCCGCATGGCCTGCGAGGAGGCGTTGAACGGCATCCACTACACGCCCGAGGAATTGGGCGCGGAAGTGGACGGCGGCGGCGCTCCGATCTCCGCGCCCGTGGCGCTGATTGCCGAGTCGTTGCCTGTGGCTGAGTGGCTGGACAACGATCGCAAGGCGTTCATGGCGCGGTTGACCGAACTCGGCTGCAAATACGAGGACGTGAAGGCGTGGCTGGGCGCGTACAAAAAGACGCTGCCGCGCGACCGCAGCGAATCCCAGCGCCGCGACCTGCTGACCGGGCTGGCCGCTGGCACGCCGCCGCGCAAGCAGTTTGACGAGTGGCTGGCCAAGCGCACCCCCAAGCCCGCAGAAGCCGCGCAGGTCCAAGACGCGGAGTTGCACGGCGACGACGGGAGGGACGCGGCACAGCCCAGCGCTGACGTTCTGGCGGGGCGCGCGCCGGCTATCTGCGTCCAGTGCGCCAAGCCGTTCACATGGTCCGACACGAAATCCGCGGTGTGCAAGGTGTGCTCCGAAGACGACAAGCCCCTGTAACTCTAACCGCCGCAAGGCAAACACGGTGCAATCATGAAAGTTCTCTCTCTCAGCGTCCACAACTTCAAGCGCATCGAGCGTGCGGAAATCAAGCCGGACGGTAGCGTCGTGATCCTCGGCGGCGACAACGCGCAGGGCAAGTCGAGCGTGCTGGATGCGATTGCCGGCGCGTTTGGTGGCAAAGGCGCTATGCCGTCCAAGCCGATCCGCGAAGGTGCCGACAAGAGCGAAGTGTTCATTGACTGTGGCGATTTCAAGATCGCCAGCGAGGTCAAAAAGTCAGCCAAGGAAGGTGGAGACGACGTTTTCACGCTCAAGGTCACGACGCGCGAAGGCATGATCGTTCCGCGCCCGCAAGAGTGGTTGAACGAGCGGATCGGCAAACTGTCGTTTGACCCGCTGGCGTTCACGCGGCTGGCGGAGAAGGAGCAGGCGGAGAAGGAGCAGGCGGAGACGCTGCGGCGGTTGGTCGGGGTCGACGTGTCGGACCTGGATTCGCGCCGCGCCCTGCTGTACGCGCAACGGCTGCAGACGGGCCGCGACCGCGATGCACAGGACGGTGCGTGCAAGGTGTTGCCGCAAGAGCATCTGGACGTGCCAGAAGCGGAGTTGTCTGCGGGCGAAGTGCTGACGGAGTTGACCGAGGCGACGGAGTTGGCGCGCACGGTGGACAACCTGCGGGCAGACGCGCAGCGGCTAGAAGCGGAAGCGGACGCCTGCGATGTGCGCGCTGGCGAACGGCGCGCCGATCTCTACGCCATCGAAACGGCAAAGCAAATCGAGCGCAGCAATGCCGAGTTTGACCGCCAGATCGACGAGTTGAAGGTGCGCAAACTGGCAGAGGCGACGCGGATTCAAGGCGAGTGCGAGGCGAAAAAAGCGGACCTGAAACTGCGCATCGACAACAACGATGCCAAAGCCAAAGCCAGCCGCGCCACTGCCGCCGAGAACCTGCGCGCCGCAGATGCCGTGAAGTTGCCGGACGTGGAAGCGATCCGCGCCAAGGCGGCGAACGTGGACGCCACGAACGCCAAGGTCCGCGCCAATGCCCAGCGCAAGGCGGCGCACGACAAGTTGCTCACGCTCGCTAGCAAGTACAAGGCCATGAGCGACGAAATCGCGACCATCGATTCGGAGCGCGTCAAGCGGATTGCTGCCGCTGTGTATCCGATCGCCGGACTCGGATTCGGCGACGAAGGTGAAGTGACGTTCTACGCGATCCCGCTGTCGCAGGCGAGCCAAGCCGAGCAGATCCGTGTCAGCATGGCGATTGCGCAGGCGATGAATCCGCAACTGCGGGTTGTCCTGGTGCGTGACGCCTCGCTCTTGGACCGCCGCAGCATGGCGATGGTGGCGGAGATGGCAGAGGCGTCCGGAACGCAACTCTGGATTGAGCGCGTGGGCGACGGCGACGAAGGCGCGGTGATCATCGACGATGGCCGCGTGCGCGCCAAGCCGGTGCAAGCCGCGCTGATTTAGCGCCAACCCGCGCGGGTTCAAGCCCTGCCGCCTTGAAAGGTGGACGCGCGACCAACGACAGAGCGCGAGAAGCGCGAGAGGGTGTGATGGCTACGAAAAAGACTGTGATGATCAACGGCAAGCGAGTCTCGTTCGCAAAGTTCGCGACGATGACTGGGTGCAAAGTTGATGGCTACCTCTGCCTCAACGGCTGCACGGAGCTCACGGCGCTGCCCGATGGCCTGAGCGTCGGCGGCCCCCTCTACCTCGCCGGCTGCACGGGGCTCACGGCGCTGCCCGATGGCCTGAGCGTCGGCGGCTACCTCTGCCTCAACGGCTGCACGGGGCTCACGGCGCTGCCCGATGGCCTGAGCGTCGGCGGCTCCATCTACCTCGACGGCTGCACGGGGCTCACGGCGCTGCCCGATGGCCTGAGCGTCGGCGGCTCCATCTACCTCGACGGCTGCATGGGGCTCACGGCGC